GCCCTCCAAAGAGAACTCTACACGGACTTTTTTGGAGTCGATCTCGCCCTTGGAAAGTGCAATGACGCATTCGCAATGGCTTGAGGGTTGCGTTTGTTACATCGTTCTGGTATAACAACTCACAACCTCCACATGGCTTGAGGGTTGCGTTTGTTATATTTTTCGGGACATTCACACCCGCCCCAAATGAGGCGGGTGTGAATGTTTTATTCGCTTTCTGAGGTGTCGTCTGCAATCCGTTCCGGGTCCAGCAGATCTTCAATTTGGCATCCCAGCACCTTTGCCACCCGCCAGAGCTGGTAAACGTCCGGGCTTTTCCTATGCCCTGCGCACCAACTCTCCACGGTGCGATAGCTTAGGCCCGCCCGGCGGCAAAGCTCCCGGCGGCTTATCCCTGCGGCCTTGCAGCGCTCGTCGATGGGGTTTCCTGTATGCGTTTCTCTCATGGTGCAGCCCTCCTTTTTATACAGTATACTGCGGACGCGGTAAAAATGGAAGAGCAAAGTTTACCATACAAACGCGGTAATGTTTGGACGTTTTACCGATTGTGTTTACTGCGCGTGTGTGGTAAGACACAGCCAACGAAAGACGTTACCGAATGGAGGATTTCAATATGAAAAAGTTTGATTTTGTCGCTGAGCTGCTTGCCCATGGGTTCCATGATGATACCAAGCCGGAAGCAGTGGAGCTGCCCCGGCAGGCTGGTTTCGAGGGCGTGGTCCTGTCCCGTGATTTTACGAAGGTAATTGAGAGCGTATGGTCTGGCCGCCACGAATATTCTTACCGCGTGGAAGTGTTCGTGAATCTGACCCAGAATCTCTGCCGTGCAAAATTCTTTGAGGGTGGCATCGAGTACAAGTGCAAATGGTATTACACCGCCGGGAAGCGTACCTATAACGCAATCGCTGCCACACTGCAAAATGCGGGCCTGGAAATCTGACCCGCAGGCGCCGCTCCGGTCGGCAAAAATCGCCAGGAGCGGCGCCTATTCTTTGGACTGTTTGCCAGTGGAGTTTACTGCGTTTATGTGGTAAGACACAGACACCGGAAGGAAAAACAAATGGAGGACATGAAAATGAAAATCATGAAGCGTTATAATGTGTATGTCTACAACACGGTTAATAAGTACTGGGACTGCTACGAGGTTCTTGCCGAGGACCCGGTGGATGCCCGGAACGTGGCAGTGCAGCGGTTGATCGACGAGACCGGGCACGGTCTGGATGTCTTCGAAGTGTCCGACGTGTGCGAGGTCAAAGAATAAGGAGGGCTGAAGGATGTTTGACAAGGAACTTATGAAACAGCTGGCTACCATCCCCGCTGAGAACAGGGCGGAGTGGTTTGCAGAACGGGACAAGCTGCGTGCGCTCGCCGGGGAAATGGACCGTTTTAACGCCGACGAGATGGTGATGAAGTACGGCGTTGCACGGGTAATACGAGTGCTGGCAGCCACGATAAAATGCTGCCCGGAGGAGTACGACCCTTCGGTCGTCCGCATGGCACATTGGGTGCCGCCTATCCGCTCTGGGCGAAACGCAGAAGAATGGTTCCATTCAACCATGCACAGGGCGTACGTTCAAAGTCTTTTTCTGAAATACGCAAATCTCAGAAGGCTGTAATGGAGGTGAAATATATGAAAATGGTAAACGCAAAGGGCGAGGCTGTCTACTTCAACCGGGTTATGAAGAATGGCCGGGAGCAGTTCGTGGTGAAGGCTCTGAGTGGCCAGCACATCATGGGTCGGGATCGGCAGAAGCATAACTCCCGGACGTTCACTGAACTGCACCAGGCGGAGGCGTTCCTCCGGCGGGCGGGGTACAAATGCAAAGGCTGACGGTCTGGATTAGGTCCCGGAGGGTAACGCCTCCGGGACTTTTTCTTTACGCTGTCTTTTTTCCACTGGAAAAAACTTTCCGCACACGGCGTTTCACTCTTTGAGCGGATAACTTTCCCGAAATGCAAAGAAACGCGCTCCTGTGCCATCACACGGGGCTGTGGTGATGAAGTGGAAAGAGGCCCGGAACCTCCATTTTGGTATGGCTCCGGGCCTCTTGTTTACTCGATATAGAAGACCTTTTCTTTGGTCTTAGGTCCAACCTTCCCGTCGGCGTCCAGGCCCATATACTTTTGAAACATCTTCACGGCGGCGGTGGTCTTGGAACCAAAAATGCCGTCAGCCGTGCCGGTGTCGTAGGCCAGGGACTGAAGGTGCGCTTGCAGGGTGCTGATCCATGCACAAGCAGGGAAGGTGTGCGGGCATCCTTCTTTCAGAAGGGCGTCGCCCAACAGGTCGGCTCCCCAACCGGAAGTATAGGCGGTTTTGCCTGCCACGTTGGGAATGCCGGAATACTCAGGCATTTTCTGGTATCCGGTCCGCACGTCGCACTCTCTGATTTCCCAGTGAAGGTGGCTGCCAGTGCTGTGGCCGGTGCTGCCTTCGGTGCCGATCAGGGTTCCGGGTTTTACCTTCTGACCTGCGACCACGTTGATCCGGGAAAGATGGCCGTAGTACATGAAGTAGTTGGTATGTGCAATCCGAAGAACGACCCGCAGGCCGAAGCCCTGCTTGTGATTCTTGGAATTCTCCCAGCCTGCCCGGATCACCTGGCCGTAGACCGTAGAATGGAGCTGCTTGCTGGAAATGCCCACCAAGTCGAAGCCCTGGTGCAGGGTGCCGTTGGCGCGGAGGTGGTCGAATGCCTGGGAAACGCGGAAAGTGCCTTTATAGGGAGAAATCATTTTGCCTTCCTTCCTCCCGGCGGGGTCCGGGATGTATTATTCTTTGGTGATCTCGTCGGCCATGGCGTCGCCGACCTGGTCCATTTCCTTGATAGCTGCATCAATGAAGGCGTCCCAGAACGGCGTGATCTCGATACCCTTCGCCGCAAGGAGCTTTACGACCAGGGCGTGTTTGTCGGTCTTGGGAATCTTGCCAGCTTCTGCGGCTTTCTCTGCTGCCTTGACCAGCTTCTTGATCAGCGAGAAAATACGCTGTTCACGCAGCCAGGGGATACCGACCTTTGCGGCCACCAGCATAATGATGGTTCCGATGATCTCCATAACGCTGGGAAGAATTGCGGTTGCGATTTCGGAAATTTCCATGGTTCTTGCCTCCTGTTATAAATCGTTGTGGTGTGCTTCCTGGTTCAGATGCTTGTTGAGCTTCTCCAGGGCGTCTTTGCAGGGACCATTGCATCCCTGTTCAATGAGGCCCTGGAGGGCGCCTCGCAGACCATAGCAAATCAAGGACTGCTCAGCCATCATTTCTTTGATGATCTCGCTTTGCTTTCTGTCCCGGTCGGATGCTTTGTAAAGCGATACGGCCACGCCGCCCAGAACGCCGAGCGCTGTTACAAAGGCGGCGGCCTTGATGATGGTATCCACATCAATCCACATTTTCCGTGTCCACCTCCTTCCCGCTGTCATTTTTCAGAACGGCGGAAAAGGCGGCTTCAATGTCTTGGAGTTGTTCCTCTGCGGCCACAGCTCCGAGTTGTGAAAGCTGGCTGTTCTGCTGTCTTACGATGTGAAGAAGGGCTTCGACGGTGTCTATCAGAAATTCGATAAGTTGCAGCTCCATCTGTCCCCCAAGCCGTTATGCGGAGTACGGTTCGCCGGTAATCTCCTGGTATTCATCTTCGGTCAGACGCTGCGGCTTACGCTCCACCAGTATCTTCAGCATGGCTTTGCTCCAACGGCCTGCGTTGTACTCCTTGACGGCGGTGTTAAATGCGGGGCTGTGCTTCTTCTCACTCATTGTACAGACCTCCCTCGGTGGCTGCGGTGGTGTCGTCCTCGGTCGGGACGCCCTCCAAAATGCACAGATAGTCGATCATGGACGCAGCGTTTGCAATGGCAGCGTCACGGTTTTCGGTTTCGCGGCCCTGCTGGACGCCGCTCGAACTGTACACAATTTTCATGGGATACCCTCCAATAGCATTTTGACGTATTCATCCATGCGAGCCAGCAATGTGTCGGAATTGCCTTTTGCTGCATGGGCTTTCCAGGAGCGGTACTGCTCATATAGAGCAGATTTCGGTTTCTTGCCCGCCTTGACGAGCTGCGCCAGCCGAAATAGGCGCTTGCGCTCTGATTTTACGTTTTTGGGGTCCACCGTCATTATGACTTTACCCTGCGGTGTCAGCCGATAAATGAAGCCCATATACCGGAAGCCGTCCTGCAGGCGAACGATACGCGTTTTCCTTGGATGAAGTTCCAGACCAATGGCGGCGTATTGCTGCCGGATGGCCTCGCGCCATTCCTCCAACTGCTCTTTGCTGTGGTGGATTATGATGCTATCATCCATAAAACGAAGATACTTGTCTGCCCGTAGGCGTTCTTTTATGTAATGGTCGATGGGGTCAGGAACTGAAATCCCGGCCAGCTGGACCATCTGGCTTCCCGGGTTATACCCGGTTTCACCTGAATACTGGTGATCCAGAACATCCCGTACCCGCTTGTAATGGCTGGGTGGCAGCTTCCGTTCAAACCGCTGGTTTGTGGTTTCGTGTCGAATGGAAGCATAGTACCCGTGAACATCGATCAGGAGGGCGCAGCCGTCCGGGCCGTGCTGTCGAAACTCCCTTTCCAGGAAGAACTTTACTTGTTCACGCGCCCAGTCGGTTCCTTTGCCTTTCTGGCAAGCGGCATTATGCCGGACGAAGCTGGCAGTCATTCTGGGATAAACTGAATTATCGTTTAGAGAGCGCTGGTATACCCGGTCACGGAAGCTCGTTGCGACGGCTGTTCGTGGTTTCGGGTATGTGATTTTTACAGTCGATGTCGGGCGGGCCTTATATGTACCGTTTTCGAGATCCTCTTGGAGCTTGAGAATTTCGTCCATGCCATACATCAAGAACCGTCCAACATTTGCCTTTCGGCGGACGTTTTTTGCGCACAGGTTCATGGAGGTATATAGGGCATCAAACCCAATTATTTCTTCATCTTGCACTTTAGTCTCCTGCAAGGCTTCGCCGGGTGATAGCAGACGACCCCGTGGGGCAGCTGCGTCCGGCGAATATTGTTCATCTGTCCGAAATGGGCAGACATGGCACTCGGCTCCTTGCACGGCGGTTTTGTGCCCAACCCTTGTTACGCAAGAGCCTTTGTGGGCTTGCTGCCGTCCAATCCGGGGCAGACCGAAGCGTGTTCGTGGCGTTCCAGTTGTTCACGTTGCCATCAGAGTTCACGTTGAACACGTTGTTCGCGTTGCCTCTATTCGCAGAGCGCAAGCGGACATTCCGGCCCAATAGCCTACAGCCATTTATATCAAAACGCCTTGTAGCGTTTTGAATCACTTTCGTGCCAGTCCCGGCAGCGCTGCCGGATGTCACGCACGTTCCTTCCCCAGAAAACGCACCGCTTGCCAGAAAGATGGAAACAGCAACGGGCCATATCCATTAAGGCCAGCATTCGGGTGCAAAGCCGGATTGCTCTTTTCTGAAGGGCGAGGCGTTCCTTCTTGGTTTCTGCGCTGTCCACCCGCACGCCGTTGGCTTCAAAAATATCAAAATAGATTTGATCCGCTGTTGCCCGCAGCTGCGCTGGGAGGTTGGCGTCAATCGCTGGATCAAAGACCTTCACGTTCTGCGTGATCTGCCGCACATAAAGTGCCAGGTCGCGGGCGTCGTTGGGAAGGGTGAATTTGTTATCAGCAATTTGGTCTTTTCGCATTGCCATTGAAGGTTACTCGCTTTCCCGCCGGACAAGGTATTGTCCGGCGATTACTGGCCCAGTGTGGTGATTTTGCAAGCCGGGGCAGACCGAAGCGTGTTCGTGGCGTTCCAGGGGTTCACGTAGCCATCAGAGGTCACGTAGAACACGTAGTTCGCGTTGCCTCTATACGCAGAGCGCAAGCGGACACCCCGGCCCACGGTCGGCTGCGCCAGATCGCGGGTGATGCGCAGCGGGTAGGTCTGCCACAGCGCCTGCGGCGCTGTGGCACCAGTGGCCTCTTTCCAATAGGGCCAGTATGCGCCCTCGCCCTTGACCTGAGGATTGCAATAGATTTCTTCCAGCGACGGAAGGAACACCTTGTCGTAGGTGATCACCGCCGAGCCGTCGTCCGTCACCGTATTGCCATAGGTCACAACCTTGGTGCGGGTCAGGGCGTTCTTAAAGGCCTCCGAGAAGCCCGCCAGGAAGCCCGGAATGGTCTTTGCGCAATCGGGCATCATGTCCCACTTGTCCTGCGGGGTCCACCACTTCGTGGCAGGCTGGTCGCTGTTCAGCCACTGGCGGTATACAGATTTCCACCAGCGGTTGTCGCCATAGGCGACGCTCTGAAGGCTGTTCAGGTCGCCGTTTTCCTTCTGCATGAAGGTGCCGAGGTCGGTGCCCTCGTCGCCGGAAGAAACGGTACAGGTGTCGAGAAGCTCGCTCTTGTACTGATCCTTGTAGGCGTACACCTTGCAGGAAGTGATGGCCACATCCGGGGCACTGTAGAAGCCGCAGAGCATGGTCCCTGCCGCCAGCGCCTTGCTCGTGGTGAACTGCCATGTGGTGCCGGTCTTGACGTTCGTGCCCCAGTTGAAGCCGAAGGTCACATGGTAGGTGCCAGCGGGCAGGCCAGCCTCCGGGACGATATAGAACGCCTGATTCTCCGAGAAGGGAATATCATACAGGGTTGCGTAGTGCATCTGCATGGTAAGGGCCGGGGCGGTGCTGCCGGTTTCGCCCTCTGCGGTGTCGTCCGGCTGGACGACGTCCCAGGGGCAGCTGTACGTCTTGCCGTCCTTGTCGGTGTAGGTGTTGACCAGCTGGGTGCCGAGCGGGTAGATTTTCGGGGCTGCGCCGCTGGCGACGATCTGGCGGACGGTGTTCAGGTCAACGTCCATGCTGACTTCCGGCTGTGCGTTTGCAATGGCCCGCTGGGACGCTGCAATGTTACCAAGCAGAATTGCAATGGTATCCAGCTTTTTGCCGTTCTCCTGAGCGGTTTCGTCCGTATAAACCGGGGAGGTGATTTCCGAATTTGCCATGAGCTTTTACTCCTTTCAGGTTGTGGGTTTGGTATACTTCACGCAGAGCTTACCGTCTACGACGACAAGCCCGCAGGCTTCCAGGGCATTGACCCGGCGCTGCGTCTGGATCATATCATCTGCGAGGGCAAAAGCGCCGGTGCCGCCCAGAATGGTTACATTCTCGGCGTTGGACATTTTGATGTAGTAGTCAAAAATGGAACTGACACTGTGGTTGCCGCTGTACGCGGGGAAGAAATCCGCCACGCTCTCGTCTGCACTGACCGAAATACTGTAAAGAACCTCGCCCTTGTCCGGGTCCTTTGCAAAGACGCCAACCTCGGTTACGGAAAAGCCGGTGGTTACGTTGTCATTGCTGAACACAAAACGAAGGTTCAGGGTGTCGCCGTCTGCGGTCGCGGAACTGATACCCACGCGGAGCTTTTCCGCTTTGAGGGACGTTCTGGTTGAGGCGTCTTCGGTCTTGGTGTAGCTGCCGGAACCAATCGCCGCGTGAGTGATCTGCGGCGCCGTTCCTCCAGCCTGCCATTTTGCCAGCAGCGCCTTGCCGTCGGTAGTCAGGACGCCGGGCTTGAATAATGCTGCCATTAGATTTTCACCTCCACATTGTTCTTGGCTTTCTCTGCCAAAGCCCAAAGCGCTGCGGTTGCATCTTCTCCGATCAGCTGCACCGCTTCCTCGCGGGGCAGATAAATCTTTTTCGGTTTGGTGTCGCCGATGATCAGGGAGCGCTTATTGACGTAATAGCAAACCGCAAGACAGCGGGCTTTGTGCGCGAGGCAAATGTTCGTATTCCGGCAGTTGGGGGTTCCGCAGCTCTCGTAGTTGTAGCCGCTGCACCATCCGCAGCCGGTGGCCACCGGGCAGCTCAGACATTTTTCCGGGCTTTGGCTGGTTCGCGTGATGGCGTCCAGCATGGCCTTGGTTTCCTGCTGCTTCTCGGTGGTATAGAGGCCCGTGTAACAATCGCCCAGGCACATAGGCTCTGCCAGGGCGGCGCCCACGGATATTGGGGCATATCTGACGCACGGGTACGCTTTGCCGTCCGGGGCAAAGCTCAACATTTCGCCGGTGCCGCCGCACCAGTTCTTGTCGTCGTGGGAGGGTTGTCCAATGTTCGGGTCGAGGATACCAACCCAAACGTCGGGTGCATCCGAAATAAGGTAATCAGACAGCCGCTGCAACTCAGTGTAAAGGGTCTGGGCTTCCTGTTCAGTATAAACCGGCTCAAAGGCGTAATTACAATGGATTTCCTTGCATCCCTCGGAAATCATCTGTTTTACACTGGGAAAAATAAATTTGAAGCTGGTTCCAACAAAGGTCATTTTGCAGTTATACCAGCCATATTTCTTCCCGTCCTGGAATGCGGCCCAGGCCTTTTCAAAGCTGCCGACACCGTTCTTGTCTACCCGGAACTTGTCGTGAAGCTCCTGGACGCCGTCAATGGAAACGGTGACGCTCATAATCTCATGATACTTATGGAAAAGATGCTGCGCTGCATCACTGAACCATAACTGACCGTTGGTGGCGAAACTGACCCGCGCTCTTGTCCAAAGCGGGCACTTGCGCTTCCAGCATTGCTCGAACCAATAGTCTGTGATCCTCTCGATCAGCTCCGCCTCCAAAAGAGGCTCACCGCCGATGAAATCCAAAACGACGCCCTGGGTGTTCTTGTTGATGAAGTCGCCGGTGCCGTCCTCGTAAAGGTCGATGATGTAATCGACGATCCGCTTCCCGGTTTCCAGGCTCATGGCGCCGCAGCTCTTGTGGTGTTCATAGCAATACGAACAGCGCAAATTGCAGTCGCCAGTCACCTGAAAAGTAATATTCCGGCAGGCTTCCAGGCCGAGGGTGCCGTTGTTAAAAAGTCGGTGGACAAAGTTGGAATAATCTTCGCTCCGCGTTACCATTTGCACCACACCTCCCGCGTTCTGGGATCGAGGGCAAATTCTACCCGCTTAGAATAGAAATCATCAATCCGGGGACTGAGAACCATGTCCTGTGCCACGCGCAATTCCAGGAAGGATGCACGGCAGGCGTTGCATACCTCGCGCAGCATTTCTTTTGCGTCCGGGTTCTCGGCGCTTGCCAGTTCGCGGGCCAGGATTGTTGCAACGGCCTTGTTGCTTTCGTAAATGTAACTAAGGCGTTCAAGCGTCAGGCTTTCCTTTTCGTCCAGTCGAAATGTACTTTCAGCCATAATTGATAATTCCCTTCTCGGTATCATAGTGAACCGTTCTGAGCGCCTCGAAATCATCTTTGATTCGGAGGGTTTCCATCAGCAGGCGGGTGAACAGGGCAAGGTTTCGGCCCTCTCGCGGGGTATACTCCATCTTGTCCAGGGCTGCTGCGCCGATCTGATACAATGCCCAGAGGGCTTCTTCCGTGTTGGGCGGAATATCAAAAATTCTGAACAGAAGTTCTTCATCAATGGGCAACTGGGAGTGCGTATCGTCAAAAACGAAGGTATGCACTGCCAGGCCCCAGGCGTATAAATCCCGTTCCGCGTCGCTCCGGAGGATACGCCCGCAGGCCGAAGCAATGCTTTTAACCGCAGCCGTGCATTCTGCAAGCCATGCAGGAAAATCAGTAATTCCGGTGTTTTTATAAACTCCCATGTAGCAAAGGGAATTGAAAAAGCGCCCATCTTTGGGGAACAGCTTCATTTCCTTTGTGAAATCTGCAGCACTAAAAGGCTTCATCATGAGGAACTTATAAAGGCATTCGTGCCGGTCGTAGGACTGAAATTCCGGGGCGCTGGCGGGGGCAATGTTTGCAACAGGCATTTTCGTCACCTCCTTTACCACCAATTTCCGCTCTTGCAAATACCGGAACAACTGCTGCTGCATCCGCCGGAACAGGTGCCGTGGCAGGCGGCTTCGTCGCCGCACTGAACGGAACAGGTGCCGGTGCAGCCGTCCTGGGAACAGCCTGCCTGGCAGCTGCGCTTGCAGGCTTCGCAGTCGTCGGTACAATCGCCGGAGCAGCTGCCGCTGCAATCATTCGAGCAGCTGCCGCCGCAGCTGTCGCACTGGGTATAGCACCCGCCGCTGCATCCACCGGAACAGGTGTTTTTGCATCCGCCGGAGCAACCGTTGGTGCAGTTGTTGGAGCAACTGCCGCCGCAGCTTGTGCATTGGTTGTTGCACCCGCCGGTGCAGGTCGTTGAGCAGCTTCCTTGGCACGTTCCCTGGCACGTTCCGGTGCATCCGGTACAGGCCGAATAACAGCCGGTGTAGCAAAGGCCGGAGCAGCTTGCGGCACATCCGGTTTCGCGCTGGTTGCCAGCTGTGAGGCTTTTGCCACTCAATTCTGAAACCTTCAGCGCTGCGGCGTCCAAAGTGTCAGCGTCTACATATCCGCCAGCTTCCGGGGTCAGGTTTCCGCCAGTGATGGCGTCCAGGGGCCTTGTGATCTTCTCAATATGCTCCGACTTGAATTCGACAGTATCCTTGTTGGGCGGCTCTGTGTACTGGTAAGTGCTGACCGCATAAGCTGCCATTGATCCGACGGACTTGCTGTTGCTGCGGCGCTGCACTTCGGTCTGAAGGGCTGCTTTCAGGTTGAGAAACTCAGCCGCCGTGATAAATTCACCTTGGTTTGCCATTGGTCAGCCTCCAATTCTAACGCGAATGCGGCGCAGGTCGGTTCGGTCGTCACCCTCGACGGCATATCCGACCACCTGGGCTTGCGCCGGCGAAATGCAGGCTTGCGGTGTACACCCGACGCCGGGGGTCGTGGAAGGTATGATGAGGTCGCCGGTATGTACTGGGCCAATGACCCACGTTCTCACGCGGCCTGCCAGTGATACCGGAATGAAATCTTTTTCATTCGCAGCGAGAAGGTCGCTTCCATCCTCCGGCGTTCTGCCACCGATCAGCGTTGCAAATTCGTCACTGTGGACGCCCACAACTCTGCGGGAGGCGCGGGTTGCCTTCACATAGCGTTCCTTCTGGCTGTCCAGGTCGAGGGCAATAATGTCACCCGGCCTGGTTTCCTCGCCTCTGGGGAAAAGCTCTGCATAGTCGTTATAAACGCCGTGGTAGGTTTTGGCGCCGGTGACATATCCGGTGGCGTCGATGTTTCCGCCAGAGTGAATGTTTCCGGCGCTGGAAATGGTGCCGGTTGTGGTCAGGTTTCTCAGGGTAGCGCTGCCGCCGTTCTGGCTGGTGCTGTCAATGAAATAAGCGCCGCTGAAAAAATTGATCCGCCCGGTGAATGTGCCGCCGCTCTTGGGCATGAAATCCAGGTCAATGTTTCCACTTGCATCCGGCTTGCCGCCGTTGATGGTCTTGACCATTCCGGTGAAGTTCTTGAGCTGTTCCTTGACCCATTTCTGGATTTTTTCATAAAACGGCCCGTGGGCGTCTTTATCGTTGTTGTGATCTTCCAGGTCCTTCTGTGTGGCCAGAATGAGGGTCTTGTCCAGCATGGCAGAAACCTTGGAGGTGTCGCCGACGATGATCGGAATAGAGATACCCTTCTCAATCGTTGCGGCCGACGGGGGTGGGATGAACTCGGCAGTGTCGTATGCGTTTTGATAGCAATAGAGAATATCTTTCGAGCGGTCATTCGGGGCGCTGGGATTTGCTGCAAAGACGCCGATTTCGCGCCAATAGAAGCCGTTTTCCAGGCCCTGGTTCGTAAAGGCTGCGGAAACATTGACATACTGCCCATCTTCATTTTTAGCGCTGGCGGAAACCGTGGCTTCTACCTTGACAAGCGCCGTCATTGCGTCGATGGACTCCGAAATGTATCCGCTTCCCATCTGAATAGTGGTGAACTTAATCTGTTCACCGGCAATATTCCGGGTAAGCAGGGCTTTGCCTGCCGTAGTAAATACCGGGGCGTTGAACATTTTTGTTTATCCCTCCTATTCTGCCGGAACGGTCACATGGTCAATGGTGGACAGGGCAATTCCGGTGTATGTGGTGCCGGTAATCTGACGAGCTACATCTTCGACGATCATCGGGTTTAGGCGGATAAAATCGCCGGTGTGCATCCAATGCCCGACGCCGATGGTGGCGGCCTCAATATCCAATTTACTAGAAATACTATCCAGCCAGGAAGAAAGGCGCTTTACGCTCCGAAGCTGCCGCACAAATTCATCCAAGTCATTCGGCCCAACATTGGGGTTTGAGATGTTGATGCGGAAATGGTGCGGTTCGCCGCCATACTCGAACCATTCCGAAACGGTTCCGTTTTGGAAGATGGAGGTGATGATCCGGCGCACCGCCATAGGTGTTCCCAGCTTCATGAAATACAACATAGTGTCAGCAATCAGCGTTCTTTTCACGTCGGTGCTGTACTTCGTGCTGTATGCCGGGGTGCGGTACTCGGCAGCCATGAGATCCAGAATTTCGTCCGGCAGGGATGCAATCATGTAATAAATCATGATCCCATCATTGAACGCGCACCATTTCTCAATCTGGCGGCAGACCGCGTAGGCAATGCCCAGGGCGCTTACGTCGTCCCTCAGGCCTTCCGGGAGAATGTCGGCAGGCTGAATGTCTTGAATTTTAATCATCTTCCAGGCCTCCGTAATTCACCGTAACGGTTCCGGTCAGCAGGGCAACTGCTGCATCCCCAACTTTGGTATAGGCCGGAGAGGTAATGTCTACGCGCTTAGCTCCTGCGGCCATAATCAAAGAAACCAGCTTGGAGGGGTTAATATCTCGACCAATTTTGCGCTGCCAGAGAATGTACTCTTGAACTGCTACATCAACTGCCGACTGGATGGACACCGCGGTCGTTGCGTTGCTGCGGTCGATGTAGTATGTCAGAGAAATGGAATACTTGACTTCTGCCGGGGAAGATACCACGACTTTATCCGTCAGCGGGCGGATACCGTCATTTTTCAGGAACTCCTGCAGGCCGGAAATGGTTTCCGGGCCAGGAATGGAACCATCGGAAAGCAGGAAGGCAATATCGACCTCACCGGCGGCCTGGTCGCTGTTCGCTACAACGTCGCCGATAGCGCTTGAATAGGTCTTAGCCCAGTATTTATAACCGCCTTCCGGTCCTGCGGTGGAATAGGACTCAGGAGCCAGCCAGATACGCTCCTGGTAAGATTCATCACTTTCGATGTCTGCGCCGCCCTCTGTTTCCGAAATATTGGCAACGCTCTTGATGTAGGGAAGCGGGTCAACGATTTCGGAAACCTCACCGGCGGCGAGGCTATTTCCGGCGCTGCCAACCTCTACGCAGGTCGCCGGAACGTCAATATAGGACGCTTTTGCTGGTATCTCTGCATATTCATCAGTGGCAAAGAAAATGGAATTTAGGGCGGCTGCACGGGTACCCTGCGGAATGGGTGTCGCCGATGCTCGGACGGTCGAAACCGTAAAACGCAGCGTTGTGGTGGCTGCGCTGGCAGGGTTTCGAGTTACGCGGCGGAATTTGCCCAGGTGATCCAAAAAATCCGAATGGGACCATTTGAGAAAATTCATTTTTCCGGCCCGGTCGGTATACTGGAAGCCCTGGTGAATAGCGTTCGCGCAGGCGTATAAAATCATTCTGTCACGGGAAACTCTGGACAGTTTCACCTTGCTGCCAGTGGCTTTCGTGACATAGGTTTCGTAATCCTCCACCATTTCACCGCGAATGTCGGTAACGGTTTTGCCGTCAATGAAGGAAACGTCCGGCATATTCTTGATACTATCCGGCATCTGATACCACCACCCTCGGATAAATGTGACCATCTGCGCCGCCGCTCCACTTGATTTCTACGATTTTCAGCGACGGAATGTATTTTGATATTGCTTCGGTGATCTGTGCAGCGTAGAGGCTGCGGACCACACCAATGGGCCGGTCAACAAAGCTGAAATCCAGGCCCAGATCCCGGTCAAGCGGAACGCTCCCTTTTCTGGTTGACGTCAGGAGGCGCAGCTGTTGGAGAAGGTTCTGCTTCCGGTCGTATGAGGCTTGACCCTCATACTCAAATTCACTATTTGCCAGGTCGAGAAGGGAACTCATGTCGGGTATTCCTCCAATGTAATTGACACCGTGGCTTTTACAAGTGAGCCGTCATTATAAACTTTGTCCCAGGCTTCCGAAACGGCTGTGATGGCGTACTTGTTTTCACTCAACGGCATGTCTCCAATGATGAGGTATTCAGTGGCGCCACTCTCCACCATCTTTTCCAGGGTCTGTAATGTTGTGCGCGGGCGAACCCCAAGGCCGGCAGACAAATAGATTTCCAGGGAACCTTCTCGCGCGTCGGCTCCCAGAAATTCTTTCTTTGGCTTTGCTCCAAGGGTTTCATGGGACGCCCAACGTCCTTTTACTTCCTGGCTCAGTTTCTTAAATGCAAGGAGGCGGTCCTCGCTCACCTCAAAAACGATAGAGGTTCCAAATGTTCCGATCACTTAAAAGCTCCTTTATAGCGGCGGGCCGGACGTGCCGTGCGGTGTGGTGTGGGTATGATGCGCCACGGAAATGCCGCTTGCGGTTGCATCCTGCGCAACGGTCATGCTGCCAGTGACAGAAGTTGCAGGGGCGTCGATGGTTGCGGAGGATCCCTTGGCGGTAAATGCTCCGGCTGCGGCTGCGGAAATCTTCCCGGCGGCCTTGATGGTCACATTTCCGGTTGCGTCCAGGACAATGTCCTTTTCTGCTTTGGCTGTGACGTTCTCTGCCTCAATTACGAGATTTTTGACGTGCAGCGTCATGGTTTCGTTGTCCTTTTCGTTGAACCTCAAGAATGCCTTTCCGACCTCGTTGTGGAAATCTTTCCGGTATAAGCCTTGCCCGTTCTCCGGCGGAACTCGCTGATCTGACCAGGGACGCCCAATGACAACGCCTGCTTCTGTACCGTTGGAAAGATGCAGAACCAGAACCATGTCGTCAACTTCCGGCATCAAATACTCAAAAGAGAGCAGCGGGATGGGGCGTGTAACTGCGTCGTCCTGATCCTCGTAGACCACGCGGACGGTTCCGCTTGGGTAATCTACCGAGGAGATTTTTCCGACGCGAATTTCGTTGCTGTCCATTCGCTGCTCTCCTTTACTCTACCAGGGAGGCTTCGACAGATACCGTGCTGCCGCCGCTCCCGTCTACTTTGTTTGATACGCTGTCGAGGTAGTATTTCCCGCTCAAAACGCCCAGGCCGGTGATCTGGATGCACTGCGTAGAAATCCACTTCGCGTTGCCCATCATCTCAAAATTGAGTTTGATGTGTCCATGGTTTGCATTGCTCACCAGGGCTTTGATTTTACGTTCTGCATCCGCTGCACTGTCGGCCTTGCCGGACTTTTTCAGGATTTTATCACCGCCGCCAACCTTCGCCACAATTTTCTTGCTGGTTTGCGGGTTGGTATAGGTGTATTCCCCTCCTGTGTAGACCTCTGACATAGACGGGCCGCCTTCCCAGCTGTCAAATTCTGAGGCGTCTACGGTATCAACAACGGCCTTCTTCTTGTATGCCTCGCGGTCATAGACCACGAGCTTGTGGGAATAAACCTTGACCTGCAATCCATAGCTGTTGCACAATTCTGTAAAAAATTCGCAGTCAGCTTTTTTGGATTGCTCCACGCTGGAAATAGAAAAACTACTGCCGAAAACGTCCCAGGCCAGCGTAATGCCTGCCCGATCTGCAATATTCTTTCCAATTTCTTTCAGCGTGACATTTTCCCAGGTCTTGGTTCTTTCGGTTTTGCTGAACCCCTTGTTTGCAGGGGTGGATACCGCCGAGAGGGTGCCGGATACCGGCCACCCGGAGAACTTCGGTTCGTCCAGAATGAATTGCCCGCAGTCAAGCGTGATGTCCTGCGCGCCTTCCTGTTCCCAGTCTGAAAGAACAATGGTGGCTGAAACCACTTTACCCTCTCCGGGATACCAGTCTGTGATCCATTTGTTTCCGCCGCCGGACACCGCAATGTCCAAGCTGTCGGCCTGGCCGCTTGCGGGGTCCGTGTATGTAACGCTCGTGACCGTGCTGCGCTGCTCCTTGTCCATGGTTTTCCCATCGACAAAAATATTAACGGTTGCGGTTCTCGCGCTCATGAAGTCCTCCAGGCCGGGGCCGTTGTAACAACGGGCTTTTCGGGAAGCGCCGGGGTGTTTACAATGGTTCCGGCATTAAAAATAAAAATATCCAGCAGGGGGAGATTCGCCTGCATCAAAAACGAGGTGTATCCCTCCGAGCCGTATACCTTATATGCAATCATGTCCCACATGTCACCCTGCTTGGTGGTGTAGGTCAGATCTGCTTGTGTGGTCGTTTCGCTCATTCTTTGGGCCTCCGGTTACTTCGCGGGAGCAAAGCCCTTGCGGCTTTCTTCCGCTTTGAGCTGCCGATAGTAGCGCTTGAACTCTTCAAACGACATTTTTACGGCCTGCCGGACTTCCTGGGAGTTTGCGCCTCCGGCAAAATGGAACACAGGGGAGAAATGGATAACTTCGCCGCTGGTTCCGGTGCCACTGTTCTGCTGGCCGTTTTGGTTGATGGCGAGATAGCCTTTAATCATATCGGCCAACTTGGAAAGCGGCAGGACCGCTTCTGGCTCTGCGCCTTCGCCGATCAGCGCCGTTGTAGGGGCGGTTGCGATACCGCCAGCGGCCAGCGCCGGGATGGTTGGGACGGTTGCCAAGTTGAAGCCGATTTTGCTTCCGCCAACGCCGGGAACCCAGTTCGGAATGGTGAGCGAAATTCCGTTGATTGCGGTAATCATCGAATTTACGCCGCCGATGATACCATTGATAAAACCAATGACCCCGTTTGCCATACCCTTAAAAATGGATACGACGCCGGTTCCGAACTCGCTGGCCTTTTCTTTTACCAGGTCCCAGTTGTTATACATGAGGACGCCTGCGGCCACCACCAGGCCGATAGCGGCCACGATTGCCAACATGGGAAGGTTCAGCGCGGTCACAGCTCCGGCCAGCGTGAAGGTTCCCGTTGCACTGGCTGCGCAGACTACCTTATAAATAGCCATTACGGCATTATAGGCGGTCATTGCGGTTGTAGCCACTTTATAGGCGACAACGGCTGCCGTGATACCGGCAGCCAGCGCCACCAAAAGAACGCGGTGTTCGCTGACCCATTGGGCCGCCTGCTGCGCTGCCGGAATGATGGTTCCGGTCGTATAGCTTCCGGCGGCTTCCAGCCCGGATTGTACACGGGGAAGAACAGCGTCGGCCAGGTCCTTCACATACGGAATGATTTTGGTTCCAATTTCCGTCAGGAAGTTGGCGCCCAGATTTTTTATCATCTGAATGTCATAACCCAGCGTGTCGGTTTGCTTCTCAAACGCCGCATTTGCTGCGCCGGTCGCCGTGTACATTTCGGCGGTCTTGTTGGTTAGGTTCTCGGACTGAGCGCCGCACATGGCCAGCACGGCGGTCTGTGCTTCGGTGGAACTGAACAGCTTTGCCATGGCCTGTTCGTCGCCGTGGACGGTGCCCTTCAATGCTTCCAGCGTTCCCTGGAAGCCCAGGCTCTTGATGGCTGCATCTGCCGTGGAGAAGCCCAGCTTTTTCAGGGAGGCGCTCATGCTCTTGGAGGGTGTCATTAGTCCAGACAAAACCGCCTTGTACTGAGTGGCGACCTCTGCCGTGCTGCCGGTGACGCCGGTCAGTGTGGCAAATACGCCGTACAATTCCTCTTGCTGGATACCCAGCGCGGAAGATAGCGGGACAACTTTGCCGATGCTGGACGCCAATTCGCTAAAACTGGTCTGGCCCAGGCGTACCGTTGCAAACGAGAGGTCCGCCACCTTCTGGGCGGACTCTGCGCTTACATCGTTGTAGCCTTTCATGACCGCGGATAGCAGGTTGACGCTGTCCGTGGTAGTGGCGTTGCCTGCGGCGGCGGCTTTGGCCGATGTTTCCAGGATGCTCATAGCGTCGGCGCTGTCACCGAATGCGGAAATGACCTGATACATACCGTCAGTCAGGTTTGCCGTTTCAACGCCGGTGTCGTTGGATACCTTTAGAACATCCTTCCCGATTTCCGCCGTTCTCGCTGAAATTTCCGCTTCGGTTCCGGTCAGCAGGGTGGAAACATTCGCCAGCTGCTTTTGGTAGTCAATACCGGATTTCACGGCCGCAACGCCCGCCGTGGCGACGGCGACAGCTGCTGCACCGGTGGCGGCAATGGCGACCTTGCCGACAGCCTTCGCGCTCTTATTGAGCTTTGCCAGGTTCTTGTCAGCGTCAGCGCAGGCCTTTTTCAGGGAGCTGTCCTGTTTGGCTCCAATTTTGAGCATGAGCTCATAGGTCTTACTGCTTTTGGCCACTCTGCGCCTTCACCTCCGCCATGTATTCGTTATAGACCTTCGCCATGTCGGCCAGTTCGTCAATCGGCGAACTTTCCAGGTTCTTAATGTCGGAACTCAGGGCCACAGAAAGGCTGATGCAAAGTTTTGTGATCCCTTCGGGGGTTAGTCCGTACCATCCGCGCCGTACAAAAAACCCACGATGGAGGTTTTCAGCGCAATGGCGTCACGCGCCGGGAGGTCGTCGAAAAATTCCAGCGGCTGTGCCAGAACACGGGAGGCAATCAGGAACGTATACTCCAAATTGCTTTCCAGCGTGGCCGGGTTTGCTGCCGGGTGCAGCTTCATGTACAGCTTTGCGGTGCGCTTCAGGTCGCCCGCCTTCAGGCCTTCCAGGCCGTGAAGGTCCAGCTTGTCATAGGTAGCGCCGCCGAAAGTATAGGGGGCGGTCAGCTCCAAAACGAGCGGGTCTTCGTCCTCGGCTTCTGCATCTGCATCCGGGAACGGAACGGCAGGAGACGGTTCATCCAGGCCACCATACAAGGCGGGGTCCTCATAAGCAGCGGTAGGCTTCGGCGCTTCCTGGACGGAAGAAATGTGTGCGTTCATGAGAAAACCTCCTTAACAATTCGCTTTGATATAGGCGAGCTGATCCACACCCCAGAGCTTATAGGTGGGATTTACCTTGTCCAGTTCGACTGCGGTTTCGCCATTCACCACGATGGTGATAGCCAAAATGGTGACGGAGGCGCTGGTTCCGGTGCCGCTGCCCGCCTTGAACAATCCGCCTTTCAGCGTACCGCCACGGCCACGGATCACGACGCGGGTCGGAAGGAAAACAATGTTTCCTTCCACGTCCAGGCACTGGGCAACGCCTGCCAGTGTGATGGTCTTTACCTTCAACATGTCCAACATGTTCAGGGCTTCGCTGGTGAGGGCATTGAAGGGAATATCCATTTTCATATTGCCAAAGGCACCAACGGTGGGATCGTCAAATTCACCCAGGAATGCTGCGCCGGATACGGTATCCGAGAGCGGCTCGAAATCGGGGAGCGTTACCTCGTCGCCAATGCCGACCAGGCGGGTGAAGCCGTCGTACACGTTGTACTTGGTCAGCTTAGTAGGAACTACTTTCACTCAGGGTCACTCTCCTTTCAGGGCTGCGTTCAGCGCCTCCACGTCGAACTCGTCGATGTTCTCGATGTACTGCGCGGGGACGTAAGGCGCCAGGTAGGTATGCGTAGTAAGATGGCCGGAAATAATATCGGTTTCCGTGTTCTCGCTGTCCAGGAAGGTGCATTTATAGGCGGCCATGTAATCTTTTGCCACATATCCGTTGCCGGTCATGTTTTTACTATCCACGATGGTGCGGACCAGCTGGCGGCTGTAATTGCGGTCAACGTGCTGAAAGTACGTCAAAATAAAATTGTTGGCGTCCCAGTTGAACATGCGGCGGCAGTTGATCCAATAATCTTTCGGGTCGGTGTTGCCGGGATAAGCTGCGGTGCAGTTGCCCCACAGCACATAACCGTTGATGGAATTGATGGCGGTAGTAATGCCCTGTGCGTTCAGAATGTCGTTGGCCTGCTGCTGATCCAGCAGCACCGGGGTTCCATCCGCCAGAATGGTGCCGGTGATTTTTGCAGCCAGGTTCGAGGGGGAATCATAGGGCACATCACCATGCTCTGCGTCAGTGCTGGCCAGAAGGGCGCCGCAGATGGTCGAAAGGTGATATTTCTTCGTGCCAATCTGGGCCATAGGCCAGAGAACAATGGTGCGAATGTCGGTCGCTCCGAGGTTGGTCTTGGCCGTTTTGCAATCGGTATAGACGGTGGCGCCGTTGGCATCCGCTGCAATATCCACGATGGACATACATTTGAAGTTGCCATTCAATGCGCTGGTCTTTGCGGTCAGCGCTGCGGCCACGGTGGCGTTGGAAGCCCAGCCGGGAGCCAGCAGGCTGCCGGGGACCAGGCCGTAGAGCGGGAAAATGCGGCGGATCAGCTCGACGCCGGTTTCTGCGCCGGTCTGGCTGTTGTAGCCGCCGACAATATCCGTCACGCTCACGTTCTCCGGGTCCAGGGAGGTGCTGGAAACCTTGATGGTTTTATCCGTGGGGGTCTGGATCAGCAGCGTAATACGCAGCGTTCCGCCCTCGGTAAACTCGGTGATGTAGTCCGTGCCCAGTACCAGCTCTTTGCTGTTGGCCTTGACGGTCAGCTTGTCAAGGAGAACGTATTTCTTGGAATAGGTCGCCACACCATCTTCCGAAAGTGTCAGGCTTTCCTCCGTGTTCTTCTTGACGTGCTTGCTGTTGTTCGGGTCCAGAACATTGATGAACACCACCGGCGCATTATTGAAAACGCGGAAGTTGACGTCCATTGCTTCGCAAAGGGTGAAGTTCTTGAAATCGTCCGAATAGCCCAGCTGCTGCTGGCAGGCGGCGAAGTCATAGCAAACGATGGGCTTCCCGACCGTGGCAGCGGGGTCATTGGTCAGGTAGATGGGGGCCGTGCCGACATACACCTGAAGGCCAGCGCTGCTGGTTACGGGGCTAACCAGCGAGGTGCTTTTTTCGCTAGAATATGCGCCATGATAGAAAGGCATTTATTTCACTCCCTTCTGGCCGAGCTTGGTCTGCACGGCCTTGTAGATCGAATAGAAGCGGCCACTCTGCTGGGAGATCTGCGCCTGTGCATCCGGGCGGGCGCCGGGCGTAACCAGAAGCTGCCGAAGCATGGGGGTTTCCCGGATTGCATCCTCAAATGCGGGCGGCAGGCCGTTGAGGTATGCCGTGCCATTGTAGGCAACGCCGGGAATGGTCGGGCCGATATAGACCAGGGAATTGTTAGCATTCGCCATTGATAGAAGGCACCTCCTGATAAATCGGTTGCGCGGTTTCGGCCTTAAAGGCGACCGCACCGATGTAGTATGGATGTCTGGACGTATCGCTCAGGGTCCATTTAATAGGGTATTTGCATTCGTGTTTCTTGCCAATATAAGGGTTAGATGCAAAGCGCAAGCAAATTTTCCGAATGATGCTCATAAGATCATCGTTTCCGGTGTGTTCAGGCGCGGGGTTATATACCCGAATGCCGAGGCCTATGTCCGTTTCGGGCGAGGCTCCTTGTTCGGAAATCTGGCCGGTTGTGGGGCAGACTGCTATGAACGGCTCCTGCACCGGCGTCTGCCCTGCAAGGAAGGCGGGAAGATCGTACTTGAACACTTGAACCTGCGCCAGCTTCCCGTCCGGGGTTTGAAGCTGCATCCCTTCAAAAAGGGTTTGAAGCTCTGCCACCAGTTCATCTTCCAAAGTGATTTCCGACATGTAGCCTCCTACTCAAGAGCCTTTTCAATTTGCTTGTCAAGCTCCTTATCCAATAGCTCAATCACCAGCGCCTGCGCCGCTTCCACGCCTTCCGCATTTCCCAACATTTGGGGGACGGCAGGGGAAAGAAGCTTTTTGATCTTCGTCATATCGACGCCACGGCCGTACTTCTCTGCACGGGCGGATGCTCCGGCGGAGGTGTACTGTTTGCCAGCTTGACGCTGTACAATGGCGGTGTGTCCACTTGCAAACCGAGTAACAAAGGCTTTCATGCCGTTACTTTCCAGCGGACTCATGGAACTACTGTTCAAAACTTGGGCCGCTGCTGCTGCGGTGTCGCTGTTGGGCTGCGTCAAAAAGTCCATGATGTCACGCATGGAGCCTTTTGAAATGATCGTGGCGGAGGTATCGCTGGCGTTGTTCTCGACTTTGCTTTCGGTTTTTAGAACCTCCGGCTTGCTGAGGGCGTACCGTTTCCCGGCTTCTTTGATCAGGCGGGTCCGCGCCTTCCGGGCCGTGGTGTTAAGCGCTTTTTGTAGAGCCTGCGGCGCTGCCAGTTGATCTGGGAGTTTTTGCAGACTGTGCAAAATTCTTTCTAACCCTTCGTCAACGTCAACGACTACAAACGGTTCGTCGCTCATGCTCTCACCGCCTCGATTTCAATAGCATAAATTCCGGCTTCCTTGGTCGCGGACTTGACGCGATACATGACGGAATCAAGCTGCAAAAAAGAATCCGGGGCCGGTCGGCTGCCAAAATCGGAAGCGGCGACATACAAAAGCCGCCTTGAATAGTAAAGCCCGGAAATATCCGCATTGAGCAGATGTGCCTTATCTCGCTCTAACAGTTCGTTGTCGTCAACAATAGCGGGCATTTTATTCCCGTTTATTGTGTGGCTGTCCGCAAACTCTAGGGTGTTCAGAAAGACTTCTTTGCTGTCCTGTTCAATGGCGCTTTTGAATGTCAGCTCCATGGTTCTTACTCGCTTTCCTGAATGGGGACGCTGACCTCGACGGCGGCGATAGCGTCAATGAGCTTTGCTTTGCTCAGATCTGCTGCGGCATCAATGCCGAGGTCTGCGGCCAGCTTCTGAAGGTTGGCTTTGGTCATTGCTTCCAGGTCGCTTCGGCTAAGATTGCCGGTGACAACTTCGCTGGCTGCATCCGCCTGAACGGCGGGCTGCTGCACCTCTTCGATGTCGGGACGCTGGATCACATATCCAATTCCGACCAGAATTTCCAGCGCTTTAGAATCGGCGGGCGCCTGGATGGCGTCGCCGGGGCGGTACTCTTTACCGTCCACGGTGACGATGCTGTTTGCAACGTAGGTCATGGCGTGGCCTCCTTAACCAATGCAAACCTGAACGGTGGCGTCCTCCGACTTCGCTGCGGCAATGGCCCAGCCTGCGGGGACGGCGCTGCTGGAAGCGGTAGTGATCTTGTCGGTCGATGCGTTGTAATAAACGGCAGCGCCGAGGGCGATTGCGCCGGAAGCCTTGTCCATGGTGAAAACGCCCTTGACGTGCAAGCTGCCAACGGCTGCGGCAGGAATCTCAGTGCCTGCAATGCCGATGCGGGTAGTCAGGCTCACGACCTGACCTGCCTTGATGGTGTCGCCGGTGGAGTTGGTGTAGTCGATGGCAGCGCCGGGCTGCTGATAGTTTGCAATCATGTGCATTTCCTCCTAGCTTACAGGGTGGGCAGCTTGACGCCGGGGTTCTTGACGAAGCTGCGGTAGTCCATGACGGTGATACCCCAGTCCAGCCAAATGTCCCAGACGAAGCCCAGCTGGCCGGTGGTTTCGCTGCGGCGGAAGGTGGGGGTTTCCTGGCCGTTCAGGTAGTCAACCTGAATGCCTGCGGTTTCGTCCTTGCCTGCGCCCAGGAACCACGGGCAGGCGTTGGTGCCAGCCAGGACGTTCAGGGTGGCGTCCTCGACGATCTCGATGGGGTAGCGGTAATTATACAGCGGGTTGACGGCCTGGGTGTTCTCGGTGGTCTGAATGGTGGGGCTGCCGAAGATGGTCTGGAGGGTGAAGCCGTAGCCAACGGGAACCACCAGAGTTCGCGGGGTCAGGTTGATAGCCTCGCCGAACTGGTCCTCCTGAATCTGCAGGCGCTGAATCATGCTCTGGATCGCAGCGGCGCTGGGTGCGCTGGCAGTGGACATGAGGTTCTTGTGGTCGTCGTGGAAGAAGGTCTTGCCGTCGTAAATCGTGCCGTTGCCGTACAGGATGGAATAGACGGCCTTGTTGATCTGCTTCTTGCTCTTGGCTGCATACAGACCGGGAACCTCAGAAAGGAAACCGATGTCGTCATTGATAAAGGCCTGACGGCTCATGCTGAACTGACGGCCGTAGGTGTCCAGCTTGCGCTGCGGCAGGGTTGCTTCCTGGTGGGTGTCTGCCTTCAGCTCACCGTTTTCGGGAACCAGCAGCAGCTCGCCAACGCCGCCGATCAGGTAGTTGTGGCCGTCGGTACGCTTGAAGTCGCGCAGGGTGCCCTTGCGGGTGATCTTCTCGAAGGTGGTCGGCACATGGTCGTACATGTGGACGATGCTCTTATTGATAGCCTGATCCATGATTGCCGGGAAGGCTGCGGACGGGTTGTGGAATGCGCGGGCCAGCTCGGTGTAAATATCATCGTCGCTCATGCGCAGATACTCGGAAGCGCTCTTGCCGCTCTCGCGGGTCAGGCATTCAATGCCCAGGTCACGCAGTCTCATGCCTGCCAGTTCACGGGCGCCGTCTGCGGCCTGTGCGGGCGTGTTTCCGCTGCGGATCATCAGACCATCTGCGGCAGCTGCGCGGAACTTGTCCTGTTCATCTGCCGTAACGCGGACGCCGGTGCGGGCCGGGGCGCCGTTCTTCACCATATCGTCCAGGATGGCCTTGCGTACCTGATCGACGGTCTGACCACCGGTAATGTACTGCTGGGGGTCAGCGTTGAAGTTGCGGCAGAGGGTGGTGATGTCGGTAACGCGCTGACGCTCAGCGGTGCGGGCGGCCTCAATCTGGGCCTGACGCTCTGCCTCCGCCTCTGCTTCGACCTGCGGGCGCAGTTCCTCAATGTCTGCCTGAAGGGCGTTGAACTCGCGGGCCTCGTCCTCGGTCATGTCACGGCCTGCGGTGCGGGCAGCGGTCAGGATAGCCTGCTGACGCTGCATTTTCTGCTGCATAAGCTCTCTCTTGTTCATGCTCTGTTTACCTCCTGTTAGTGGTTTTTGTTTGCGGTAACGCAGCCCTCGTAATACGAGAGTGCGGGATGGTCTGCCATGCTAGGCGGCAGGCTGTCCTCGGTGAGATCTCGGCCAACGCCGACCGTTGCGTCTGCGGGAACCGAAACAATGCTGATTTCAAAGGGCATCCACTTTTTTGCAATGTAGCACGGCCCGGTGAAGCGTCCATCCAGGGACTTGGCGCCTTCCTTGACGCTCTCGTAGTTGGTTACGCGATACCCAACGGAAACGCCTTTCAGGGTGCCGCTGGCGACCTTGGAGCGGACGGTTTCGCTTTCGTCGTCGCTATCAAATTCAATGGTTGCCTTGCCACGGTGGCCGTCAATCCATGCGCGGGTGACCTTTCCAATGACCTTGTTTCGGTCATGATTAAAAAGGACAACGCCCATGCTTTCCATTCGGCTGAGATCAACAGCGCTGGGGTCGTGGTCCAGGATTTCCAGGCCGAACCACATCTGGCAGGGTTCCTCGGAACTGAAACTCAGTTCAAAAGCGCGGTTGTTCTCGTCCTCATTGACTGCCCGGATGCTTGCAACGCTGAAATCGCGCTGCAAGCTCTGGTCATTCGTCGGGGCTTTCCGGCTTTGACTTTTCTTCTGTGGTCTGTGCATCTTTCACACCTCCAATCTGTACGCCCTTTTCCTTTGCATACGCTGCAACGTCGGCCATATCGTCAATCTGTTCCTTCCAGTCCCGGCCCTGTTCGGCGGAAATCTGTTTGAAGCTCTTGACGCCGGACTCCAAGGCGGTTTTATTTGCTCCTGCTTCCTTCTGCGGGTCAATCCACCGCTTGGGGGCAGATACCCACTTGTGATCCATGTATTTCTGCGGGTCAATCCAAAAATCAGAAATAATGATTTCACCGGCCAGGACGGCGGAAATCAGGAAGGTTTCGTATACTTCATCCATGAAGCTATCACGAAGCTGTTCGATTTCTTCCGCATAGGTCAGATCATCTTCAATCATGGCCTGTCTGGCGGAGCTGTAATTCGTTTCCGACATGTCGCGGGCGGTCGCTTCATAGCTGAGGCCCTGGCCTGCGCAAACAAGCCGCTGCAACAGCTTCAGGAAAGTGGTTGCGTCACTGGAACCGCTCTTAGGATCAACGACTTCAGCCTCGTCACCAGCGTTTAATTCGCTTATCATGCCGGGGGTAAGCATTTTCCCGTCATACGACCGCCGGTCGCCGCTGTTGTTTTGGGTATTGCGTCCCGTTACGCCGCCCAGGGGGACGGCTCTCTTGATCAGCAACGCAAAACAGGCCGCCACGCGCTCCTTCATGGAAACCGCCGTGATAAACTCATTTGAATCACGAATGCGGGTCAGGCTGGGGGCCATGTCGCTGACTTCTCGCAGCTGGCTGGGGCGCTTCTTCGTATAGTAGAAAATAATATCTTTGGCGGGGTAATAGACGGGCTGGTTCAATCCGTATCCGTCTATGTTGTACTGCTCGATCCAGTAACCGACGGGGCGGTTGCTGTCGTTGTACTCAATGCCGCCAATGACGCGGTTTCCTTTGGTATGCGGGGAAGCTACGGAACCGGCCAATTCATCAACTTCCAATGCTTGAAGTTTGAACGGAAGAATACCACCTTTGGTATAGCATTTCTTGAATAAAATACCGCCGTCGATCTTCTTCCGGGTGACTGCCATGCGCAAAATCTGGTTGAAATTCTGTTGCTTGGTCACGTCACAATTCTGCTTCTTGGTCCAGCGCTTCCAGAGCTTTTCAATCTGGGTGTCCAGCTCTTCGTCGCCGGTGCTGGCTTGAAGAGTGAATCCGGTTCCAACAACATTCCGCTTATAGGCGGAAAGAATGCTGTTGAACATGTCGGAATTTCTTTCCATGTCACGCGCTCTGGCGCGGATCACATCCCGCGCACCACGGTCAACATAGTCAGCAGCTTCATTGTGCGGGCGCCAATTCCGATTAAGCCGCCCGCTGTCAGCTGCATCATACCCGGCGCCACGAATATAATCTAACTGCTGCCGCCAGGCTTCCCGCATATAGGCAGATTGCGGGGAGAAGAAGCCGATTACTCTATCGAGCCAGTTCATGCTCTTATCTCCCTTCAAAAAATGCTGCATAGGTATTACGGAAGAAGTCCGTGTTGCCCTGTTCCTCGACCTGTGCGGCCAGGTCAGCGCGGAGGTTGCGCAGCTCTGTGAGGTTGGCGCGGGTCAGGCTGCGGCTGCCGATTTTGTAACTTTGGCCGCCAACCATTACGGTTGCAATGGCTTTGTTTACCTCCGAAAGCAGGAGGGAAGGGTCGCTATAATCCAGTTTTTCGTCTGCCATAGTTCTTTCACTCCTGTTCCGGCTTGATGGTGGTAACATTGGTCATATCGCACAAAATACCGACGTAGAATGTGCCTTCCGAAAGGACAAGGTTAGTTTCGCTGTTTCCTTCGTGGCTATATACGCCGAGCGATAGTCCAATATAGCCCATCTGGCCGCTGATTTCCGGCTCGGTCAGTAGTCCATGCACTGAATCTCCACCCCCTGCTTGCTGGCCTCCTGGGCGGTCACGGTGATGGTGTCGGTGTAGTCCTCCAGAGTCTGCGGCACCTGCCGGGTTGCGACCATCTGGCTTGTGTTGGCAGGGATGCAGATTTCTGCATCCAGGATTTTACATGAAATCGGGCTGCGGGTGAAATTCTTGATAAGGAAACGGCTGCCGGATGCGTCAAATTCAAATTTGACCGGGGTTCCGGCTGCAACGTCCTTGGTCAGTACTTTCATGGTGGCTTCGCCTCCTTTATATCCAGCTTTCGTTCTGGAAAATCCAGCCGGCTTCCGGGCCGTTGGTTTGTGGTTCAGGTTTCGGTTCTGGGGCCTCTTGGTTCTCTTGCCTCAGGAATAGCTGCCGGACACCCAGAATGTCGGCGGCTGCCATGCAGTAAACTTCGCAATCCAGGTAATGGTTGGCGGCGTGGCTGCTTTTGGGCACCCAGCGGGTGCGCTCAGTACCATTGCTGGAACGCTCGGTCACTTTCTGTTCGGCTGTTACCTGTTCGCAATAGTCCAAGTCAACGCCCTTGTAAACCATCCAACTTCCCTTGCCGTTTGGCTTCCGCATTCGGCTTGCAATGGTATCCTTGTACTTGCCGCCATCGACCAGAACCAGGGTCATGCCGTAGGCTTTGGAGCCTGCCTTGTTTACCGTGCTGAGCCGGTAATGGCTCAACATGGTATCGCTGCCCTTGCAGGGTAGCGCCCATTCTGCATTCTGAGCGCAAAAATCATAGATTTCATCTGTTTGGTCACCGGAATCTATGAGCGTCAGATCTACGAGGAACGGCTGACCGTCCGGGCGCTTAAATTCCAGGTTCATGATGTTCTGAACTTCGGTCAAATTAAGCGCCTGCCCATGAGCTACGTTCTGCGACGTGATGTAATCACCCCAGGCGCGAATGGTCCAATACAGGCAGTTCTCCTGAACGTCTACGCCGCCGGTGACCATTTTGGTCCATGGCGGCAGGTCGAACATTTCCGTTTCCGTCTGGCGGTCCCGCACGAGGTCGGCGCTGGTGGTCAGCTTCGTATCCTCCCAGGGTTCGCCGAGCCAGCTGTTCACGAAATTGTGCAGGGCGTCGGGATCGTCCTTGTCTTTCAGAAATTCTTTTGCGATTTCTGAAAAGCGGGTGAATGGGGAATAGAGGGTATTTATCCAAAATGCGACGGTGCGGGAGAAGCGCGTATTTTCTCGCACGTTTCTCCACTGTCCATTTCGCAGCATGGCGGGTTTGTGGCGGTCGGTAATGCCCCCGCCGCATTCCTGGCAGACATAGGTTGCAAATTCTGCGCGGTCCGCGTCGGTCATGCCGGTGTCTTTTTCCGGCCACTTAATCTGGGCAAACTTCAATTCGATGTACTTCCCGCAATGGGGGCACGGAACGAAGTAGTGCTTTTCTACGTCTGCAGCCTCTTTGGCTTTCCAAATATGGCCGCTGCGCAGGGTCGGGGTGCTGCACATGTATATTTTGCGGTTCGAGACGAATGTCTTTGTGCGCTCACGGGCCAGGCTGATGGGGTCAGCCTCTTTCTTACTGGCTGCCGGGTACTTGTCCACCTCATCGAGGAAAAGATAGCGGATCGGCTTTGAGGCCAGACCGGAAGGGCTATTCGATCCGGCCAGGGCAATATACATGGAATCAAATTGCAGCTCTGTTTTGGTGCTGGCTTTTTTGAGCCAGCGGCGGCGCAGCTCCGGGCTGGCTTCGATGGTCGGTTGTATACGGTTGTCGGAGGTGCTTTCGGCCAGTGTATCGGTAGGATACACGACCATTGTTGGCGCTGGGTCCTGGTCCACGATGTAGCCCAGGGCATTCAAAATGATTTCCGTTCCGCCGACCTGGGTCGGCTTCGCAAAAATTATTTCCTCGGTTTCCCAGCGGTTGAACTCGTCCATGATCCCCACAAGGTATGGGGTAACGGAATTTCTCCAACGTCCGGGCATATTGGTGGAGCGTTCATCCAGAACGCGGAACCGCTCCGACCACTGGCTGACGGTCAAGTCCTCCGGCGGCTTTAGGGTTTGGAGTGCGTCGTGGATATAGGCCGGTACACGGTACGCCTTGAATCTGCGCTTTCTCACGGCTCGTCACCGTCCTGGGGCGCTGTCGGCTCTGCCGCAACTACGAAGGAGCGGAGAAGGTTGTTCACTTCCTGGGTCATGTCGCGTTCCAGGGTGCGGGCCGTTACCGGGTCAACATATCCACCCACCAGGCCAATTACCCGGTTAGGAAGGCCGGTTGCGAATTTTTTGAAGGTTACAAAAAATCTCTGATAGTCCAGCTTCACTTCCTCGACGCTGATATACTTACCGGACGCAATCGCGGTTTTGAGCTGGTGCAGCTCGACTTGTGACTCCTTCAGGGCGGTTTCTGCTTGAAGTTTCTTCTCGCGCAGCTCCGTTTCGGAAAGCTTCGATTCTCTGCCGTAAGCCTTATCTGATAGATACTTGACATAAGCTTGGATGGTTGGGATCAGGTCGTATTTGTTCCGCTGGCCAGGGACGTGTACTGTTTCCAGGACGCCGTCCTGTGTAAGCTGCTGAATCCGGCGGACGGTTACGTTGAAAAGTTGGGCGATAACTTTTGTATCGTAGAGCTGCCGGTTCTCGGTGTCGGCCACGGAGGCGCCTCCTTACTCGAAGTGACTTTTCGCGTGGCGCTCTGCCTGGGAGATACATTCGCCCTTGTACATCCCGGCGCCCAGCTCGTCAATACGGGAGAAGGGAATCTCCGGCACGGTGAGCCGCTTCCTGTATGTCGGATCAATAAAATAAATATAGCGGAGCTGGTATCCGGGAAGGATTGTTCCGCCAACCTCCTTGACGTATGCGTCAAAGCTGTACTTGCCGCCAGTGATCTCGTAGAAGCTGCGGCCTCCCAGCTCTGGGCGCGGGGTCGTGGGGTTGCTTTGGAGGGTCATTTTGTGGATTTTGTCGCCGTTGGGCAGCAGGCAGAGATTATTATTCTGCTTGATGTCGGTTAGGACAAAATTGCAGGCCCGGTAAATTGTGCCGTCGCCGCAGCTGCATCCATCCGCAAAGCTGATGATCCACTTGACCTGTGGGGCCTGTTTCCTGATCAGACGAATGGTTTTTGCGATGCAGTAACTTTCCGAATTGCGGGGAAGGTAATCATCAAAGGCCATGCGGTTAAGTTCCAGGAACCCGTCCCAGGTCGTACCTTCTACCAGGCCGATGATTTTTTTCTTGTCCAAGCTGGGGCCATAGCTCAGGACGCCGTGGAGCCTTCCATCCAGGAAAGCTCCGAAATGTAAGCAGCTGTTGTTGACCACCTTGCCGCTGTAATGGTGGGCGCGGATAAATGGGTTTGCAATCCGGGAGGGGATCACCCGGATTTGGATTTCTTTAGCTCTACCCATTCTTTCACCACCATGTAAATTTTATTTCCGACCTTGTTGGTATTCCCGAAGGTTTCCATTTGGTCGGGCTTGTATTTTGCTCCGATGATCTGCAAAGCCTGTTGCAGATCTGCATACTGTTCCAGGCTGAATGTGAAACCCATTCTGTCGATGGGACTTTCTTCGTGCTGCTTTTCCAGCATTACGTCGCCCAGAATAACGCTCAGCTCGTCGTCGCTGTATCCTGTCGCGTTCACATCGACCTTGCTCAATGTCAAATCTTGCAAGGCATCCCGCAGCAGGGCCATATCCCATTGACCGCCGATCTTATTGAGGGCGATGTTCAGGGCCTTTTCGTCCTGCTTGCTGAGGTCTACAACGATGCAATCCGCTTCGGTGTATCCCAGGGACTTCAAAACGGAGGCTCTCTGATGGCCTCCGACAATGGTTCCGTCCTTGTTTATGATGATGGGGTCAACATAGCCAAACTCTTTAAGGCTGCGCTCAATGTTTTTGAACTCCGGGTCCGATGGCTTCAGCTCTTTGCGCGGGTTATAGTCCGCCGGGAAGATAGAGCTTAAAGGTCGTCGTTCTCGGACGAGTTTGTGTTCTGTTCCAGCCATTCGCGCACCACCTTGCTGAGGGCGTTTCCGTTCTTGTCCGTGTTGCCGTAGGTTTCGCCGAGGCCCTCATTCTCGGCCTGGGCAAGCGCTGCATGGATCAGTGCAATCTGCTGTTTGTGCAGCGTGACGTTCATTGTGTGGGTCAGAACGGTTTGCCGGTCCGGGAGGCTGAACTCCTGGCCGAAATCGTCCGGGGTTACTGTTACCTGTGCAAGAATGGACTTCAGCTCCGGTTCCGAGTAACCTGTTTTGGTCAGGTCGTAACCGTCAAGGTCCAGGCTGCCGATCAATTCCGCCAGTTTGGCTTCGTCCCAGCTGCCGGTGATCTTGTTCAGGGCAATGTTGAGGGCTTTTTCCTTGTCGGGGTCCAGGTCTACAACAACGCAATCTGCGGTTTCTGCGCCCATGTCCAGAAGGACCTGCGTCCGCTGGTGGCCTCCGATGATGGTTCCATTTTTGTTTATGATGATGGGATCACAATAGCCAAATTCTTCAATGCTGCGGGCGATCTTCTCATACTCTGGATCACCGGGCACCAGCTTTTTGCGCGGGTTGTACGCCGCCGGTTTCAGGTCGGCGAGCCTTCTGGTTTCAATGTTCATGCGTTGTCGGTCCTCATGTGGAGCGTGCAGCGGGTGTCGAACCCTCTTTACCTGCTTGGAGGGCAGGGGTTTTAGCCGGATAAACTATGCACGCTTATATGTTGCGGGCGCTTCGTGGCCTGCATTTACTGCGCTTGACGTAACGAAATGGGTTGAAAATTTTATTTTTTTAGAAAAAACCTTCGCGCCTTCCTTGCCCCGCTGCCACTTTTTGCCAGGTAGTACCTTAATGAGCAAAATCCGGTTTGCGGGGCTGTTTCGCGCCTTGTTTGGTCCATTTATCCAGCGTCGTCCGGGCGCCATGGTTCCGAGCGTGCGTGGCTGCTGCGCTCTGATCCTTGACGCCCGGCGGCTCTGGGTTAAGCAGATACGGATGTAGGTGAAAGGAGGAAAAGGCCTTGCATCCGTGTGAATGGCTTTGTTCTTCCTCTATTATACCGTAGATTTTGACACAAAAAGTCCGGTCTTTTGCTCAAAATGTCCGGTCTTTTATTTGGGGGTTGACAAGAGCAATGCAGACATAAATAGACAAAAATGCGCTCTATTATTTGTAAGGAGTACCAGTTGAATATACTGCGTATGTGTGGTATCACACAGACACAGCAAAGGAACGGAGGATACCAAGATGAAAAACATCAATGAAATGAGCAAGGATGAAATGAAGGCGGAAATCGCATTTGCAGAGGATTTCGTAAACAAGGGCGGTCGTCTGGACAAGGCTGAATGGAGCCGCCTTTTCAAAATGATGGAATTGGTCAAGGAGGACTGAATCATGAACGCTTTATCTATCAATATCCCGGCAAACTTCATTGCAGATTGCGAGGCTACTCTCAAACGGTCCGCTGCTGCAAAATCCGACGCAGAGCGCCGGGCAGTTCTGGATCGCCAGACCGTGCAGGGCCTCTGGTGGGCGATTGACTTTGTCAGCAATCTCTGCACCCCCTGCATGAGCGACCGGGAGCTGAAACATGCAGTACGGCTCACTTACTTTCGCGGCGCTGTGCGCCCCGTGTTCCATGCCTGAGCGGCCATTCCGGCGGGGTTTATCCCCGCTTTTTTTATTTCCCAGCGCGGAGCAAGAGAGACAAAAGACACCCTGAATCTTTGGACTGTTTGCCAGTGGAGTTTACTGCGTTTATGTGGTAAGACACAGACACCGAAAGGGAACACATTGAACGGAGGGAACAAAATGAAAAACCTGGAAATGATGAAGCAATACATCCGCGAGCATAACCTCTGCGGCCAGGTCAGAGAATTTGTTGAGGGCGCGGGTATGGATTCCGCTGACGCTATCGAGTATGTGTACGATTCTCACGTACTCAGCAAGAAAGATTTCGTTGCCAAGTACTTTGGCTGATTTGAAAGGAGAGTTTCTCATGGTTGACAAAAATGGTGTTGAAATGAAAACGGGTGACGTGGTGCTGATCTCCGGAGCTTTCTTCAAGAATGACAATGGACTGTGGTTCATTGAGCGGTCGCCCGGCGACCCGTCCTGGTGCGGCAGCTCCTACAGTTTGACGAAGCTCAAGCGGAACGGCCAGCCCAGCACGGCAAAATATAACCTTTGCTCCTGGCCGATTGCGATTTTCACGAATAGCTGGGCAAAGCGGAACGAGGCCCACGCATGGAACGCAGAACATGCTGAAATTGAAGTGGTAAAGATCGCGGATCGCTCCGCAATCGCCGACCACTTCATGGAGCTGGCGAAGGAGCTTGACCCCTATATTGAGCGGGAAGTTTGGGACTGGGGTGAGAATCACCCGGAGGTCCTGCGCCACAAAGAAATCCGCAGCTTTTATGCTTCGGTCGCTGAGCAGCTCAAAAAATAACCCGCCCGATGATGGCCCGGCGGCACGGGTCGAAACCATTTTGTTGATCTCAACAAGATGGTCGCGGGAGCCAACCGCAGAAAGGAAGATACTGAAATGAAAAAAGCTGACTTGTGTGTGGCGCTTCGTGGCATGGCTGCGAAGCTGGACATTCAATGGGCATACGCTCAGCGCCTGGCCGCCGAACAGGCCGCCGCTGGCGCCCTGACTTACAATGAAGATGGGGAGCCGCTTCCCAATTCCGCCCAGCTCTGTTACGCCGGAATGACCGCGGCTTTCGAGGCCATGGGCGGCGAATGGGAGCGGAACGAGGAAGGCTGGCACTGGGTGTATCTCCTGGGCGTGTCCTGCATGGCGGGAGGTCGCTGATGCTTTCCGACAAGATGGTGATCACCAACGGGCGGGATCGCTTCGGGTATGTGCGCCATGTCCGGCTCATCGGGGAGCAGACCGGCGTTTCCGAGGATGTGTACCGCATCCAAGAGACCGGGCGGGTATGCGTCCGGCAGTGGCTCTGCGACGATCTTGTGCGCTGGTGTACAGCCACAAAATGGTCCGGCGGCTATGAAGCGGATACCCCTTTCAAGGACGGTCTGATGCTGATAGCGGTAGACGATACCGGTGCGGAAATCGGAATGGAGGTTACATACCAGACGCAATGGAACGGGGAAGGGCTGGCAGAAAAAGAGCTGCCGTTCTCCTGGGAGGCCGTGCCTGAATACTGACAACAATAGACCGTCTGCTGCGGGGTTTGCGCCTTGCAGCAGGCGGTCTTGTTATTTCTTTTTGTGCCGGGGCTTTGGGTGTAATACGCCGGTGATGTACCGGCCATTTACCAAGCGCAGCACTTTGCATCCCTTCGCAGGGCCTTTCCGAAGAATGCGCCCGTTCTCCATACTCTGATAGATGGCGAACTTTTTGTGGCCGCTCCACTCGCACATTTCCTTGACCGTGTCAAAGGCTCCGAGCGTCAGCTCGTATTCGTCGGCGGTCACCGCGATAAATTGCGGAGGCGGTTCCTTCTTCCGGCTCATTTGTGGCGCCTCCGTCGCTTCCCGTGCCAGGTGTCGGCGTCAAAATCGCCCTTGTGGATCGTGCAGAGGGCGTTGGCCTGCTTGTCGTGGCCCTTTTCGGCCTGGTAAAATTTCCGCCACTCCTGGTACTGTTCGCAGTGGTCATGGCAGGCGGTGTTGCGCTTCTGGCAATGGTAACAAGGATTGGTCATTTTAGCAATTCCTCCGGCGGTTCAGGTATAGGATACCAGCAATAAAAATCTTCTGGATTATTCGCAACGGTGGAAAAATGCCACCAGTCAACGTCAAAGCCGAAAAGCTTGTGGACTGCCAAAATGCAGCCGTTTTTATTTGCATCTTTTCGGGTCGGCAGTGGGTCTGCTGGTTTGCGCCACTCTGAAAGTGCATGAATGAGGGTCGGGGCATTGCTCACCATATCTGCGCAAGCTTCCGCAGTTTCTTCGCTGGCGCTTGTGTCTTTACCATCGACCCAGATCTGTATTGCAAACTCTCGCATTTCCTGTTCAAGAGCATTCCCGTCGATGGGCCTTACTTCATCCATTGTCGATCACCTCTAAATCAACTTCATCACCCCACACATCCCATCCGGGTGCGTGTTGGCGGGCAAATAATTCTATGCGCGGGACATCACCCATCAATTCAACAATGCGTTTGCGGGCTTCGTCCGGCTTTACGCTGTGGGCCTTTACCGGGGCTTCAATAATTTGATGCACGGAATGGCTTTTGATTGCCTCGCCTGCATTGAAGCCAGGCGTTACGCCCAGCAGGCAGATTTCTGCATTTGCGCGGGTGTATGCTCCCATGCCCCAGAAAGGGGTTCTGCTCTTCCGGTTTGTTTTTACCCAGACGAAGGCTGCGGTTTTGTAGATGAAACCCCAGCTTCCCATTACCCGCAGGGCATCTGGAAGCGTCGGGAAGGTCGCCCACATGAATAGGGCACATCCTGTACCCCCCCCCCGCAAGCCGCCGAACCGGCAGGCTGCAAATATCCTCGACGTTCATCGTGCGGTAATGCTGGGCAGCGTTCCCTCTGCTTTTGGGGCCTGTTCCGTGCTGGCGGTAGCTCCAGGGCGGGTCCGCGTAAATTACGGAGTATCCCTTGTTTGGAAAATTCATTCCGCCGCACCTTCCTCAACGATCCACACCCGGTGGGTTCCGTATCCCGCCCAAGCGAGGGCGTTTTCGTGCGTATCCACCGCCACATCCAACTTGTTTCCTTGGATGGCTGCACCGGTGTCCTGGACATACCGTACCCCGACGCCCTCAATATAGAGGGCCGTTCCGAAGGGGAAAATATCGGGATCAGCGGCCACCGTGACGCCTGCCTGCACCGGGGCGCCGCTTGCGGTGATCCCGTCGCCGGTGCCGCAGATATGCTCGTACTTCTCCGAGCAGTATGCCGTGCAGCTAAACTCTCCGGCGTACCGGAAATGAACCGCGCTTTCTGCGCTGGCCTGCTGGGCAGCTGCAAGCTGGGCTTTCAGCTCCTGGACCTGTTCCTCTGCTTCGAGGGCTTCCGTTTCCCAGTTGATTGCCCGGCCGCGGTAAATGTCCCGCTGTCCGGTCAGGTCGTCAATCCTGGCGGCTGCTGTATTGGCTCCGATGATGCAGGCAGCGGCCAGAATGATCGCTGCGGGCGCTGCCAGGCCGTTCCGCTTCTTAGTCCTCATACTTTGCCGCCTTCCTGCTGCGGGTCCAGCGCCTCGCCCTCTGCTTCGAGCGGATGCTGCGCCGGGTCCCAGTCCTTCTTGCACATATCCACCGGCGCTTTGCTGCCGGTCGGGGAAGCTGCCAGGGCGAGGACGCCGCCCATGATGCAGCCGGTGAGAAATCCACAAAACCAGTCCATTTACTTTTCACCTTCCTTGTTATGGCTGCGGGCAAATTCCACCAAAATGGTGCAGGCTTCGTCGATGGCCTCAATACAAGCCTTTTTGCCGCTGAATCCGTGGTAATATTCGATCTTCGCCAGTTCCTCTGCTGTGGTGGCCGGGTCAAGAAGGCGGCAGGCTTCTTCAATGGTCATTCTGTGCCGCCTCCCAGCTCGTGATTGCGTCCACCACCTCCGTACTTTGAAGCAGGGCGTCAATGGCTGCTGTTTCCAACTCAAAGGCTCGACTGTGGCAGTAAAATGTCCGATCCTCTACCGTGCGCCAGTTCCGGCACTCTTTGTACCGCAGGCGCATGATCTGAGCGGCGGGGTGGTCGTCAGGCAGGCGCTGCAGGATACCTTCCACGGCCTTGTATGCCGCTTCGGTTTGCTCCAATCTGTACCGGCGCAAGTAGCGCCGCAGCAGACGCCGCCTTGCTCTCAGTTCTGTGTAGTCCATCGGTCAATCCTCCTGCCGCTCGAATACCTGGCGCACATCCTCCACGCTGGTTACAACGTAGGCCGAGCCGCCTGCTGCATTGATGGCGGTCAGGGTGTGGCGCTGGATGGCGCTCAATTCGCCCACCAAGGGGCGCTTGACCTCGAATGCGAAAAAATGCCCATCGTGGCAGCCTACAATGTCCGGGATACCCTGGCGCTGATACGGCCCGGCGGCATCCTTCCACCAGAAGCCGCCCACCTGTTTATTGAGGTGTGCCAGAATGTCCTTCTGAATTTTGGCCTCCGATGGAATCAGCCTGCGGGCCAGCTTCCTGGCCTCGGTCACATTGTGGGCTGCGCCTGCATCAATCAGGGCGTGAAGGTATGCACCCAGCTTTTCGTAGTCGTAGGGGGAAGGGAGCGGGTTTTTATAGTTCATGTATGTATCATCCTTTCGTTCAGTCGTGGAAGCTGCGGACTTCCGGGTCCCAGCGCAATTCCCGGCAGGGCGTACCACATACGCAGTTCATGCTGCCAGCGTCAATGGTTGCCGTTTCAACATTGGTGCGCCCATAGGTGAGCTTCCCGCAGGCGGGGCAGGTATACTCGAAGCGGGTTGTGTTGTCCAGGGGAATCTTTGCGCCGCAGAAGCAGTTCGTACTTTCGGTGAAGTCCTTGTTGAACTGCTTAAAGGTCCTATTGCATTCCGGGCAATGGAGGAACATCAAACCTCTTGCGCCGTGCGGGCGCTCAACGCTACGGGGGGGGGTCTGGGGTTCGGTCTTGGTCGGGAGCGGCGGCGTCTCGATAAGCAGCGCGGGGTTCTGGGGCTTGTCCTGACCGTACCGCATGACGTCCAGGGCGTCGTCGTGAGCTGCCGGGGCTTCTTCTTCGGGCTGCTCCTGCTCTGCTGCGTTTGCCATGAACTCGGCGGTGCTGCGGTCCATGATCTCACGCAAGCCGTTGAGCTGGCCGCCGTATACGGTATCAGTTACCACGTCCAGGATGGTTGCGAGGGCGTGGTCGAACTCGTCAGGGGTGCTGCCTGCAAAATTGAAGTCAGCGTAGGTATCGGAGGCGGGGTCGCCGTGGGCCGTGGAAAGGTGAAGGCCGAGGCGGAAGGTGGTCTGGTTCTTGGTGGCGTTCTCGGTGCTGTGGGTTACGTTTGCTGCATTGTTTTCCATGCTTTTTGCTTCCTTTCTGATTGTTAGGTGTAAGGCGTGTAATGTAAAATTTTCGATAACTGGTTGAAATTTACATTTTTACACCTTACACCTTGTAATGGATGATGTTTATATAATCGCACCCGTGCAATCTTTGAAATTTGCCCGTCACGAATATATTTTTATTTTTGGTGTAATAGGTGTAAGGCTTTAAGAATAGAGCGCCTTTTCGCTGATTTTTCATTACACCTAGATTTTGAAAAGGTGTAATGGTGGTGTAATTAAGGGTGTAATGCGAATGCCCACGCTGGGCCTTCTTTTTTTCCATCGGAAAAAACTTTCCGCACACGGCGTTTCTCTGTCCCGCCTGGAAAATTACCGCAGTCGTTGCAAAGTGTCTTTGACGGGCTGCGCTGCGGCCTCAGAATGGTATATCGTCTTTATCCGTCAGAACCTCGGTGAATCCTTCATCGTCCGGCGGATTTTGTAAAAGTTCTAGGTTAGCTGCGACCATGCGGACCGGCCTGCCTCCGAACCATTTGACCACCTGATACTTTCCGCGTTGGTCAATCTGGACGATCTGCTTTTCCGCCAGCCAGTTCATGGTCTTTCGGTAGGAGAAGCCGCCCTTTTCCAAGGCTTCCCGCAGGATGGTGGGCAAGATGAATGCTGTTCCATCTTCGATGCAGCCATAGCGCTGACCGATGGTGCTTGTATCGGTGAAGTAATTGTTGTTGGTGCTGATCCAGTCACTGATGTACTGGGCGGCCTGTTCGTTCACGTCGGGCTGTTCCTGTTCAGCCAGGTCTGCCGTGATGCAGACTGCCATGTGCTGCGCTTCCATCCTGGCGGTTTCTGCATCCTCCCCGAAGATGCAGCGGGAAAGCATTTGATCCGCCAGAACCACCGTTGCCACGGCTGCGGTGTGGCTGCCGTTGTGCGTTCCCATGAGATCCCGTATCCGGGCCAGAACTTCGGCGTATTCGTCAATTATGGCCTGGTCGCCATAGTCGAGGATATACTGAATAAATTCCGGGCCTGCCCAGCCGCAGTTCAGTGCCGCCTGCTGGTGCATATCGCTGGCGCTTGCTTCATCCTCAAAGGGGGCGCCGACCACCTCCAAAACGCGGGTGCTGACACCGGTCTGGCTGTTCGCCTTTCCTATGGGTTCTTCGCCGGTGGCCAGAATTACGCTGCGCCAGGTGCGCAACTCCTGCAGGCCGCCGTCCTTACTGCCACGGCTCCTGCCGGTGCCGTTGGCCAGCATATATACGATCTTTTCAAGCCCTTCCTGCTTGTTGCCTGCCAGCTGGCGTTCATCAATGCCCAGGGGCAAATCGCAGTAAAAGCCGGCCATTCGTTCCAACGCCACCTGTGTGGCGTTGAAATTTGCCATGAGCCTTTCGGGATCACCCCAGGCGGAAAGAGCTGCTTTCAATGCTGCCGTTTTGCCGCCTCGGCTGCCACCCCAGTTATACACGAAGAAAATTCGCTGCTTGATGATCGCCAGCAGGGGGGCTGCAAAGCTGGAAGCCAGGATAAATCGGAAGCGGTAGCGGTTCCGGTGCTGGGTCATGGTTTCCCGCCATGCGTCCAGGGTTCCATTCTTGAGGTACGCCGTGGCCCAGCGGGTCATGCTCGGTTCGATGTCCAGAACCATATCCGGGGCGTGGCCGGGGAGAAACCGGTGGCGGCTCTGCCAGCCGAAGGTGGAGGTGCTTTCCTGCAATCCGAGGGCGTCTATGTTCTCTTGCTCCAATGCACCCAGGAATCGCACCACTTGTTTGGCATTTTCGCTGGTTACGGTGCAGCCCTTGTCCGCTAGGGCGGTGATGCTGCGGCTCTGGAATATCATAGAACGGGGGAAAATAGCGTCGTGCCACTCGCCGTCACGTTTCCAGGCGACCTCTATCTTTTCTTCGCCGGTGTCGGTACGTTTGAGGCGCCTGGTCAAGATGATCGGCGTTCTGCATACGCAGACGAGCTGGTCGGTCTTTTCATCAATGCGACTTATACCAAATTCGCCATACTGCCAGCCGGGAGGCTGCCGCAGGTTCTTCGGTGCGCCCTCGATGGTGGCGGGAACATCGTCGGCCAAATGGTCAAGGTCTACGACCTTCGCATTTTCCAGCAGCTCGTCGAGCTTGTCCTGGGCGGCATCCTTGCCCAGCTTGATATATAGGGCAGAGGGGTCTTTCTCTCCTGCATCCGCGCAGGAAAATGTTTTCACCTCGCCTTTATACCCGGCGTTTTTCAGGGCTTCGGTCACCTTCTCGAAAAAGGTTTGTCCGCCTCGGTCCGGCTCCTTGTGAATGTAGAGGGTTTCGATGCTTTTGAGATCCTCTACCCACTCCGGCTTGAATGTGCTTGCACCGGGAATGCCGAGCGCCGGGTAGCCAAGGAACCAGAGCGTTTGTGAATCGCTCTCGCCCTCGACCAGAATCGTGTACCCGGCCACCTCCATGCCTTCTTTACGCCAGAGGCCGTATGGAATCATCCTTCCGGCTGATCCATAACCCCACTTGAAGCTGTGGTTTCCCATGCGCTTGCGGGTGACCTGGACTTTGCTTTCGATGTTGAAATACGGGATTTTGACGTAAGGGGTGCCGTCCTGCTCCTGCTTGCTTTCCAGGCTGCATACCATGTGGAGCCATTCCGCCGGGAGCTTCTTTTCAGCTGCGTAGTCCTCGACGGTGTAGTTTTTGGGCTTCGCCGGTTCCTTTTTGGTTTCGTCCACGCCATGCTCCCGAAGAATTTTCTTGTATGCGTCGGCGTTGGAGGTTCCATCCAATTCAGCCCGGAAACTGACGTAATTGCCCGCCTTGCCGCAGGCAAAGCATACAAATTTGCCGGTTTTCAGATCCACCGAAAAGCTGGGCTTCCGGTCGTCGTGGAATGGGCAAAGGCTCACCATGCGGTCGCGTTTGAATTCTGGTTTCTGGACGAACTTGGTGTATTCTTCTTTGTAGTTCACCAACTCGTCAATGTTTACTTTGTCCACTGGTACGTCCTCCAAAATAAAAATATGCGGGCCGCAGGCTGTTCGTCCTGCAGCCCGCACGGGTCATTCGGAGGCGCCGATCAGAACGGCACGTCTTTGCTTACTTCCACAAAACCTTCCGCGTCTGCATTGGTGGGAGCTTCTTCGGGCTGCTGCTCCACCACGGGAACCGTAGAGGCAACGCTCTTGATCCAGTCCACCGTGGGCTTTACCTGCTCGATCTGCGCCGGGGTCAGGTCGCCCGCTTTGGTGAACACGCAGCTGCTGTATGCAATGCCGTCCGCGCTCTTCTCGCGCTTGAGCTTGATGGTGGTTAGTACGCTGCTGGTGCGCTTGCCTTTGAGAACCAGGCGCTTTGCAATGTAGTCCTTGAAGGCCCGCAGGCTCGTAGGGGGCAGGGAAATCAGGACCGGCAGCACCTCGCCGCTGCGCAGCAGATAAATCCGGTGACCATTCTTGCAGGCTTTGCCGTTGCCCTTGCTGCTGCTGCCGAACTGGTTGAAGGGGCAGGTGGAGCAGTCACGAAGTTCGCCGGTCTTGATGTCCAGGCCCTGCTTGCCGTCTGCACTGCTGCAATCCGGGAGAGTGTTGCTGCCGTCGTACTCGCCGGGCCAGTAGCTGTTCACGGCGTGGTGGTGTACGATCACGCCGGTCAGGATCTGGGTGGTTTCCGGGTTGTCCGGGTCGTCGCCGGGCAGCTCGAATGCCAGGCCGCCGCCGCTGGGCACCTTGATAGTGTCGAAGGGAATCTGGCCGAGGCCGTCCAGTTCTTCCTTGATCAGTTCTGTCACGTCGCTGTTGATGGGGGTGAGTGCGAAATCCTGCGCCGTGGTCAATGCTTTATCGTTCGACATGGTTTATCCTCCTTTTACTTGATCCGGCTTTTCCGCCGGGTCACGTCGTTGAAACTGTACACGTTCACGAGGCCCTCGAAATCCTCCGGCAGCTCGTCGTCGTTCTCTTCGGCCAGGTTGCTCATGGCGCCTTGCAGGCTCTGGGCGTTGACCGTTTCCTTGATCAGGTCGCCCAGGCCGTTTGCCCGGAGGGCGTCCATCAGCTCAGCGTCCTTGCCTGCGGCCTTGCTGTATTTGGTCTTAGGCGTCAGGGTGTAGGAGTAGCCATTCCGGCTGATCTGAGGCGTTTCTTCCTCGATCATGGCGGAGGCCAGCTGTTCGCGGGCGGCCTCAATGGCCTTATTGTTTGCCTTGGTTTCATCTGCAAGGCGGTCTTTTTCATCCAACAGGGCGCGGTATGCGTCCACCTGTTCAGGAATCGTCATGGTGAAATCCTCACTTTCTTTTAGAAGTAGGTGCGCCAGCTGTCCACAATGGATTTTGCAATATCTTCCTTGTTTTCCAGGGCCGCCAGCACCTTGTCGTCTATACTATCTTCAACCAGAAGATGAATGTACGTCACCGGGTTATGCTGTCCAATGCGGTGAATGCGGGCCAGGGCTTGCGCATAGTTCGCGTAATTGTAATCTATGCTGTAAAAAACAGCCATGCTGGCCGCGTGAAGCGTGATACCTAACCCGGCGGTCTGAATCTGGGCCACAAATACTTTGGTTTCAGGGTTCTGCTGGAAGTCGTCAACGATCTTCCCGCGTTCCGCCTGAGGAACGTCGCCATAAATGGAGCCATAGGGAATGCCTTTCTTTCGGAGGGTGTTTTCGATGGCTGCAATTTCTGCGCGGAATCTGGCAAAAATCACCAGCTTGGAACCGGTTTCCAGCACATAGTCGTCCAGAATATCCTCCAAGGCGTCCAGCTTGGCCGTGTTGACCTGTTGGGGCCGGGTGCCGTCGTCAGTCTGAGTGAAGCCGCCGGTCAGTTGCATAAGCCGCAGCATTTTGGTCAGAACGGTAGTCGCCGTGATACTGTCGCCGCTGTCCAGCTCTGCAAAGCTCGACCGGCGCAGCTGTTCGTACAACTTGCGGTCCGCCGGGCTGAACTTGACGTACCGGTTTATGAAGGTCTGCGGCGGAAGATCCAGGCATTCTGCTTTTGTTACGCGGTACGCTATGGAGTGTTCGCGCTGCACCAGCTGGTCCATGTTCCGATAGCCCACAATCTGATGCTGTCCGTATCCCCCCATAAGGCAATAGCGGTTTCGGAATGCGTAGAAATTGGAACCGAATACAGCCGGGTCAAGGAATCTGTATTGACTGTACAAATCCACCGCGTTGTTCTGCACCGGCGTCCCGCTCAGGGCCAGCTTATACTGCGCCTTGTCGCCCAGCTTGTGAAGCGCTTTGCTTTGGGCTGCGGTGTGGTTCTTGATGCGCTGGCTTTCGTCGCAAATAATCAGATCTGGGTCGTATTCCTGGAGGGCTTCAAAGATCCCGTCCCGGTGAGTGCTCTCGTAGTTGATCACGGCAATTTTGAGCTGTGCGAATGGCCAGACCTCCAAAGCGTCCAATGCTTCGAGGCGCTTCTTCTTCTCGCCCAGTAGGGTTTCGCAATGATACGGAAAGGCGGCGAATTGCTGCAAGTCGTGGGGCCATACACTGCAAACGCTGCTTGGTGCTACGACCAGCACCCGGTCAACTTTGTGCATCTGGTAAAGTGCGCCCATGGTCGCAATAGCGGTAAGCGTTTTGCCGCAGCCCATTTCAAATAAAAAGGCAAACCCTTTCCCTTGCTCCGGGCTGCCGGAAGTGAGCTGCAGCAGCGCCATGTTGGCGCCTCTGACCTGGTGCTTGAACATCTGGGCTTTCACTGGGTACTTTACCAGCGCCACCGGCTCCGGTGCTTCACGCTGCTGTTCCACCTGTCCGGCAATATTCAGAAGGTGCTGCCGTTCCGCCTCTACAAAAGGCGGCAGGGTAAAAATGCGGGACAGTGCGTTGAGCAAGTCCAGGCTGATCGTGCCGGTCATGGTGCGCGTAGTCTTGTTCCAGCGGAGCAGCCCAATTCGTTTGAGCTGTTCATACCGGAGAGGTTCGATTTCGGCCAGGATCACCTGGCCGTGCTGCAATGCGATTTTCAAAGCCTTTCCTCCTTTCTCTTGAAGTCCCCGTTCCCACCCTCCGCCGCCTGTGCTACTCCACAGGCGGCGGCTTCCAAAGGGGGCTTTACAGGGTCACCTTAACCTTGCCTGCAGCGATTTCATCCTGCAGGGCGTCATCCAGGTAGTCCTTGACGATGCTCCGGGCGGCCATCTTCCACATTCCGCCGTCCGCTGCGGTCAGGCTGATGCTGCGGTCATCGTAGACCCGGAACACAAACTCACTTTCCGGCTGTTCCACCTCCTGGAAGGTGCGGTAAGGCGCCAGGGTTACGATGGGGCGGACTGCCTTGTTCTCCACAAAGCTGACACCCTTGCGCACCTGCACCGTCTGCGTGATGCCGTTGTCGTCGCTCTTGACGCTCTGGTCAAAGCTCATGTGGGAGAGCAGGTCGAGGATGTAATCCACGTCGTTTTTCTCGCCCTCGGGCGCCCGCTGGAACATGGAGCGCAGCTTGATCATAGCTTCGTCAAAGTTCCAACGTACATCCTCCACCAGCGGCGGGAGGTCGCTGGCGTTGGCGGTATAGGGCGTCCAGCGGTAAAGGTCTGCATCTGCAATCGGGCGAGTAAAAACCTTCACGCTATCGTAGGAATTGCAGGAAACGTAGAGCGGCAGAGCATCGTCGCCGAACAAGCTGTTAACTTCCGTCTTTACGAGCACCACCAAGGCGTTCAGGCTGCGAGTGATGTACATGCCGGGCTTTGCCAGTTCCGGCGGCTCAACTTCCGTGTAGTCGCTGCCGGTCACCAGGAAGGTGCGACCATTGACTTCGTGGAAGGTAGGCTCTGCGGCCTTCTTGCCCAGTTCGGCGAGGGTGTTGATTGCGTCCGCGAGGAAGCTGTTCTTGATCTCCATTTTGTAGTCCTTTCTTTATGCTGTGTGAATGTCGGCAAATTTGAGAACCTTGCGCTCCGGGGCCTCGCCACCGTAGGTGTCGAACTGGCCGGGAATCTGCGGGGTAAGTTCCACGGCTACGGTGTGCCCGCCTTCCTGGCCGACTGCCAGGGCGGTCTTGCCCGGGTGGAGGGCTGCCAGGGTGCTGGATGCGGTGGCGCTCACCTCGACGTGCTGACGCTCTTCGTCAGGCTCCAGGGTAATCTTCACCGTAATGGTGCGCTTGGCGGTGGCCTTGGTGTTCGGGTCGCTGATGTTGTTGATCACGCGGCCCATCTCGTAATCAAGCCGTTCCTTAATGGCGCCATTTGCCATATCAATAAGGCTGCTTGCTTTGGTCTGTTCCATGTCGTGTGCCTCCTTTGGCTTTGGTGTGTGTACGGGCGGGGCAGATGCTGCGGCCTCACTTCCTTTCCTTTGTATAGGTCAAGAGGGTGTGGAGGGTGGAGCCGATCCAGGCGCCCAGGCCGTCGAACATTCCGAGCCGGTCAAGCTCCCAGAGCAGGCCGCCCACCAAAATTGTGGTTTCCGCAATCATCAGGCCCGCATAGAGCGGCGCCCGGACTGCGGCCTGTCCGGCGGTGTAGCCGAGCTGAATCAAAAAGCCTTCCATCTTCGTTTCCTCCTGCTTCATGTTGTGCGCCGGGTCAGGGCTTCTTTTGCTCCTGCTGCCGGTCTGCCGTCTGGGCGGCTGCCAGGGTCCGGTATGCCATGGCCGTTTCGGCGGTATATGGCACCCGGACGCCTGCGGTTGTGGGCCGCGTGGTTCCGTCCGTGAAATGATTGGTAATCTTCATCCGGGAACCCTCCTGTCAGCCGGCCCTTTCGGTAATGCTGCGCTGGGTAGCCATGCCCAGCATTACGCCGTTCAGAACCAGCTGTTCCTCGCGGGTAGCGCTCTTGAATGCTGCAACGACCGCCGCGATTTCCGCAGCGCTGGGGGCGCTGGTTTCTTTCTGAGTGGTGTTGTTCTTCATGTTACTGGTTCACCTCCATGTGATTCTATTATCGAAATGCTGTATTTCGATTACGCAAACAGTATATTTCGATAATCGAATAATGTCAAGCCTGAATTTCGATTTTGATATTGAATTATTGAAATTTTGTGGTAAGATAGTAACCACAAGAAAGGAGGTGATTTCAATGACCGAAAATGATAGAATTAAAGAGCTGCGTCTTGCTTTAGGGTTGAACCAGCAGGAATTTGGAGCCAGAATTGGCATCAAGGTTTCTGCCGTTTCATATTTGGAAAGCGGAAAGAGCCGGTTGACGGAATCCAATGCAATTTTGATTTGCCGGGAGTTCAACGTGAACCGGGACTGGTTGCTGAATGGAACTGGTGAAATGTTCCAGCCGAATAGTCAGGATGCAGTGGACGCCCTGGCCGAGCAATACGATCTGACCCCGCTGGAACGGGATATGGTCGAAAATTATTGCAGGCTCTCGAAAGCTCAGCGGCAGGCGTTCTGGGATGTGATGCAAAAAATCATTGGTTCTTCTGCGCAATCCGGAGGCGCAGAAGAAGCTGCAAGCTCCGGCGTCGCGGCTGCTGAAGCCGCGTATGAAAAGAGCTTTGGTACTGCATCCAGCACCCCGAATGCCGCAGCCTTGAGTACGCGCGAAGACACCGGCTAAAATGAAAAAAGCCACGTCCCGGTTTGGGGCGTGGCTTTGGTGGTAACACAAAGGAGGTATATTATGGGAATTAGGGCACGAAAAACCTTCAAGGCTGGCCCGGTCCGAATGACGGTCAGCAAGTCCGGTGTGTCTACCAGCGTCGGCGTGAAAGGTGTTCGCGTCGGCAAAATGGCGAACGGGAAAACGCGGACCACGGTTTCCGTTCCTGGCACCGGGATCAGCTATGTTACGGAATCTAAAAAGAAGGAACCGGCAGAGCTGCCACTTGATCCATCCACTAGAACGCCACCCATCTGGTTCAGGTTCATGGGCGTTCTGTCTGTGGTCCTGGCTGCTATGCTTCTAATTTTGGCACTTCTGTGGTGGCCGTCCTTGATTTTCGCGGCCTTCTTCTTTTGGCTTGGCGTGAAGCTGGTCAAAAATGCAAAGCGCTATTCCGACCAGTCCGTTCTGCGCGATATTTCCGGCGCCGATCTGGACGACGATGAATAAATAAAAAAGCGCCGACCCTCTGGAAAGGGTCAGCGCTTTGGCCGCGTGTTACAAGGGGGCGACATCCTGGAAGAGGTCGCTTGGCTGCATCCTGCTGGAACAGGGGCGGGCCGTACACGGGCAGTTGACATGGAAAGCAACTGCCTTTATTGTAACACGCAGGCCCCAATTTGAAAAGGGGGCTTTTATCCTTTATGCGTGTGATCTGCTATGTTCGGGTGTCTACCCGCGAACAGGCGGAAAAGGGCTATTCTGTCGGTGAGCAGCAGGAACGCCTCCGGGCGTACTGTATAGCGAAGGACTGGATTGTTGAAGACGTGATCACGGACCCTGGCTTCTCTGGCGCGAAATTGGAGAGGCCTGGAATCCAGCGCGTGATCCAGCTTGTTCAAGAGAAAAAATGCGAGGCCGTTCTGGTCTGGAAACTGGATCGGCTTTCCCGCTCTCAGAAAGATACCCTGTATCTGATCGAGGACGTATTCCTGAAAAATGGCTGCGCCTTCGTGTCGATGAATGAAAACTTTGATACCTCTACGGCCTTCGGACGGGCCATGATTGGCATATTGTCCGTATTTGCCCAGCTGGAACGTGAACAGATCCGGGAAAGAATGGCCGTCGGTCGTGTGGGCCGTGCAAAGGCCGGCCTTTTCCATGGCGGCGGTTTTGCGCCCATTGGGTACGATTATAAAACCATTGCCGAGGGCGGCGAGGGTTTGGTTGTAAATGAATATGAAGCAATGCAGGTGCGGGAGGTGTTTTCTCTGTACCTGCAAGGCTGGCCGGTGAATCGCATTCGGAAATACATGACGGCCCGGTACACCACAAAAAGCGGTGATTGGGGGAATGATACCACAATCCGGGATGTGCTGAAAAATCCTCTCTATATCGGGAAGATAAATTGGGCCAAAAAGATTTATGACGGGAAGCATGAGCCGATCATAGACGAAGAAACCTTCAATGCTGCTGCGGCCCGCCTGGCCTCCAGCCAATGGAAGCGGGATTGCTCGGACGGCCTGGAGCGGAATTCGCCGTTTCATAGCACCCATCTTTTGGGAGGCATCCTCTGGTGCGGGCGCTGCGGCGCTCGGTACTTCGCCAGCGGCAATTACTCCGGCAAGGGCGAGAATCGGAAATACTGGCCCTATTATGTTTGCTATTCCAGGGCAAAATCCGCCAAGAGAATGATACGGGACCCGAATTGTAAAAATGACCGGTGGCCGGTGGCGAAGCTGGACAAAATCATTCTGGATCAAGTCCGGCAGCTGATCTTTGACCCGGAGGCGCTGGAACGTGCTGCCGGTGGAAATCAGGAGGCGCCGCCTTCTGAGCGTCGGGCGCTGCTGGATGCCCGCCGGGCAGAAGCGAAGGGCCAAATTGACCGGCTGCTTGACCTGTGCCAAATGGGAACCTTGCCCGCTGCTGCGGTGGCGGATCGTCTAAAATCCTTACAGGATGAAGTCGAGGGCATAGATACGGCGCTTCGGGAATTGGCGGAAGATGACCCGGCGGAACGTCTTGAAGCCGCCAGGACGACGCTGGTTGGTGCTGCGGAAATCCTGGACAATGGCTCCCTGGATGAAAAGCGGGAGTTAGTTCATAGCTTAATACACCGGATTGATCTTGATGGTGAAAACATAGATATTCATTGGAGCTTCGCTCCTGGGGAATCGGAATAAATAAAGGCCGTCCATACCGGGCGGCCTTTTCGCTTAATTTGCGGAATCGCTGAATTTACGCGCGGTTTTCGCTGACTTTTCGCAAAATGCGCGGATAACGCGATTTTGTTGACGTCGCCAAAATCGGGATGTTTTCGCGGCGTCACGAAAACATGGGGCGGTTACGGGTCTACCCGTGTATAACAAACGCAAGCCTCCACATGCTTCGTCCTCGGAAACAGATCCACGGGCTGCACCTTTTCAGCATGATATCCATTCTGCTCCAGCCATGCGGCGTCTCGGGCGGCGGTGGCGGGGTTGCAGCTGACATACACCACCCGGCGGGGGGCCATGCGCACTACGGCGGAGAGGGTGGCCTCATCGCAGCCCTTGCGGGGCGGGTCCAGCATTACGAT